CAAAGTCGATGCTGGTCACATGTTCGAAGACGAAGAAATCAACGCGATGTTGCTGACCATTTCGAACGTGAACTTGTGCGCCGCCTATTTGTTGGACAGTGCGGCGAGCTCGTTCGCACGCAAGGCAGACAAGTCGATCGGCCAAACCCGAATCATGATGTCGCAAGCGTTCGCCAATCTCACGGCGATGGCCGATCGACTTCGTTCCGGCGCATCCGGTGGTGACGGCAGCGGTGTGGTCACGTCGGACCCGATGAGCGTTGGTGGCATTTCGATTGATGAGCGCATCGACCTTCGCTCCGGTGATTCCGATCGCATCCAACCAGAATTCAGATTGCACAGCGATGACAACCCCAACGTGAACGTGAACACGCTTTCGCCTTTGCGTGAGGATTAACCACATGGACGCAGAGCTTCGCCAACTGTTGACGTCGACAGTAACGGTTCGCCGCGCAACTGCGTCCGGCCGCTACAACGACGCGCAATCTTTCGGTGTTGCCCATCCATTCCCGGCGTACACCGAACAGCGTCAACGCCGGCTTTATGATGGCGCTGGAACGGTCGTTGAAAATTACGACGTGATCGTGATCGATGTTGTCGATGTCGCTGCATCGGCTTTGTCTTCGTTGACGCGTGATGATTTCTTTTGGGCCGCCAACGTCGACGCGAACAACTTCGACAAAGGCAAAAAGCCGTCGTCGTTGATGGTTTACCGTGACCCCGAAACGGCAACGATTTCGCACTATGAGGTGATCCTGTGAAAATGGATGTCACCGGCATCAAAGAAACGATTGGGTTCTTCGGTCGCATGGATGCGCAGACTCGCAAAGGCATGCGCAACGGCGTTCAGAAGTGGCTTGAGATGGTTGCTTCGGAATCACAGAACCAAGTCCCATGGCTCACCGGCCAGCTCGCACAGTCGATGGAAGTCAAGATGCACGCGCGCAGTGCTGCCGGCGACATCTCCTACAACACGAAATACGCGTGGGCCGTTCACGAGGTGCCACGTCCGGCTGGTTCAACGGGCAAATGGAAGTATCTCGAAGACCCGTTGAAGCAACTCGAGCCGCATCTTGAAGCGATCATCGCCGAAGAAGTTGAAAAGGCACTGCCATGAGCGTTGACGCTGTCGCCAATGCGATTTGTGACCGCATCGTTGATCGGCTTGCGCAATCGCCGTGGAGCTTCACCGCGGCCAACGTGCGCATCGCAGGGCCCGAAGAAGAAGGCGAAAACATCGTCACCAACGCGGTGCCCGAGCGCTGTGTTTTCGTGATTCCGACCGGTGGCTTTCCTTCGCAATCGATGCGCAACGGCACCGAGTCGATCGACAGGCCAACGTTTCAGATTCTTGTGCGTGCACCACTGAACTCCGCGAATGGACTTCTGTTTGCAGATGCAGTCTACCAAGCACTGCACCTTGATCCGGTGGCTGGCACTTTCGATTGCGTCGCTTTGCAACCGCCCACAGCGACGCCAAGGGACAAGCAAGGGCGACAACGGTTTGCGTTCAACGTCGCGTTGCGAATTGAGCGCAAGTCAAACGTGTAACGGAGGAAAACATGGCAACTCTTTCGATGGCAGACACTCTCGACGACAACGGCGATCGCATCCTTGATTTGGATGCCGCGTGCGCAGCCGCTGCCGACACCAGCAACGACTTTTTCAACAATGGCGACTGCGTGCTCGTTGTGAGCAACGGCGCAGCGTCGGCCGTCACTGCGACGGTGAAGGGCGCACCCGATCCCTACGGTCGTGGTGGTGGTGGCGTCGGTGACGTCGCGATCGTCGTGCCCGCTGGCAAAATCGGCATCAGCGGCTTGCTCAACCCGGCGATGTTCAACTCCGGCGGCAAGACCACTTTCACGTTGTCGGCCACGGCATCGGTGAAGATTGGTGTGCTGCGTCTTCGCAAGCTCCGCTAACCAACTCGCTTCCGTTCCACGACGGAAGCCCTTCTTCTTTTCGTTTTTCACCCACTTGCGCGGAGGTAGACCATGCCTGGTCTTTCGATTCCCGGGCGCCTTGCGAAGCTTGAAGTCTCGCAAGACAACGGCGCCACGTTTGAAAATTTCGGCCACATCGTCGATGTGTCGATGCCGATTTCGGTCGATGAACTCGAGACAACGTCTCATGACACCGTCGGTTCTCGTGAATATTTGCCGTCGTTCATGGACATCACGATGGACGTCAACGCCCGATGGGCCGACGGCGATCCTGGTCAAGAAATCGTGACGATGGCTTTGTTCGCGAAGTCGACGTTTCAGTTCAAGTTCTACATGGAGATCGCTGGCGGCCGTAAACGCTTTGAGGGAAGCGCGTTCGCGACGTCGTACAACCCAAGCGGACCGCTCGACGACACCGCTGGTCTTGCCGTTACGCTGCGTTGCAGTGGCGTTGTGATGGCCAACCAGTAAGCAACAAACGAAACGTTTTTCAGCCTCCCTTTTGGGAGGTTTTTTTGCGCCTGCGTTGTCTGAGTTGATGCCAGCGCATAGCATCATGTCTGCACAGTGATCGTGCAAAGGAGACATGATGGCGAACAAAGACCTTGGCGAAATCGAAATCCACATCGGCAACCAAACGCGGCTTCTGCGCTTCCGCAGCAAGGCTGTGGCGCTGCTTGAAGACCGACTTGGTGTTGAGCCGTTCGTCTTCGTTGCACAGTCCAAAGGACCAACGAAGTTCGTGGCCGAAGCCATCTTCGCCGGCATCGTGGCGTCATCGTCGCGCGATGAGCGCAAAGAAATTTCTGTCGATCGCATTTATCAGTGGCTCGATGACGCTGCTGACCTCGACAGGGACAAGCTCACGCAAGACATTTTGTATGCCATCGCGCGCGGCAAAACCGGCGAAGAAGCCAAGCGCATGGTGCGCGCACTTGATGCTGCGTTCGGTGTCGACAGCGATGACGCAAAGGCGGGCAAGGGCCCTTAGCGTGTGCGTTGGCGGCATCGCACCGGCGTGATGAGCGCATCCGCATTGCCGCTCGCTTCGGGATTAAACCGCTCGAAGCGCAAAAGATGACCGACCGTGAGATTGAGCTTTGGATCGACGGTTGTTTGGAACGACAGGATCATGAGCGCGAGATGGCGGCATGGATCGTCTGCAACCTGAACAACGTCCATCTGAAGCGGAGTTCACACCAAAAAGTTGAAGACCTTCTGTCGAAAGATCATCGACAGCGACGAATGAAGCGAGTCGGCAAAACACCGGAACGCGAAGAAGAAGAGCTTCAAGAACAAGCGTCGATGCTGTTCGGTGGGTTGACGCCAAAAGAGAAAATGCAGCGAATGCGCGATCGTGTGCGTCGCAAGCAACAACGAGAAGAGGCGAAAGACTTTTGGGAATCAGATGCGGCGCGTAGGATTGACGAAATCCTTGGCGAGGAGTGATTCCCATGACCACATCGGCAGGCGGCGTTTCGGTATCATTGACGGGCAGAAGCGACGGTTTCACCAAAGCGGTTGGTGCGGCCGTCGCTTCTTTGTCTTCGTTGCAAGCCGCTACAGCCAAAGCGATTGCGAGCGTCGACGCGCTTGGCAAGGCGAGCTCCAAGTTTGAATCGGCCATGTCGATGTCCAACAAAAAATTGGATGCGATGGATTCGCTTGGCTCGCGCGTTGGTGTGATGGGTGCGGCTGTAAGCGCAGCAATGGGTGCGGCAGGCTATTCGGCGGTGAAGGCTGCATCCAACTTCGAGGAATCCACGAACGTCATGCAGCAAGCGTTTGGGCCCGCCACATCGGCCATGGAAGCGTGGGCTTCCGATACCGGTGCCGCGATGAGCCGATCGACGCAGCAAATGCGGCAATACGCCGGCACCTTGCAGGCCATGCTTGTGCCGATGGTCGGCTCTTCTGATATTGCGCAGACGATGTCGAAAGACATCAGCAAGCTTGCCGTCGACATGGCCAGCTTTTGGAACGTGGCCGACGACGACGCGATGATCGCCTTGAAATCGGCGTTGTCTGGCGAAATCGAACCCATGCGACGCTTTGGCGTCAACCTCACCGAAGCATCGCTTGGTGCGTATGCGCTCGAAAAGGGCATCACGGCGTCGCTCGAGTCGATGACTTACCAGCAAAAAGTTTTGCTGCGCTACCAGATGATCATGGACCGCACGACGGCTGTTCAAGGCGACGCTGTTCGTACAGCCGGCAGCTTTGCGAACTCGTCGAAGGCGTTGAGCAGCGCTGTTGAAAATCTTGCTGTGTCGATGGGTAACGTGCTTCTGCCATCGGCGACGAAAATCGTTCAGGTGATGACCGAGACCGTCAAAGCGTTTGAAGGGATGTCGTCGACGTCGAAGACGCTTGTTTCCGGTCTCGGTGTTACAGCCGGTGCGCTTGGCGCTGTTGGTGTTGCGGCCGGTGGCTCGTTGGTCGCGCTGACCGCTGTGGTGCGTTCCTATGCGGAATTAATCACGCTCGTACCCGCAGCGGCCGGCGCCATCAAAGGGCTTGCGATCGCGCTCGGAACCGTTGGCGCAGCGCTTGCGGCGTTCGGTGTTGCTTATGCAGCCACGTCCGCATTGATTCGCGATGAAGGTGAGCGGTCCATTTCAATCATGGATGCAATCGGCAGTGCGATCGATTCCATGACGTCGTCGTGGGGTGACTTCAAAGCGATGGGCATCAACGCGATCGGTGCTATTTTTCGGCCGATGGTTCAGCTTGCCGATCTGATTGGTGGGACAACGCTGGTCAACGTCTTCGACAAGAAAATCACAGCTGCAGCAAGTGCAGCTGCAAACCCGCGAAGCAATGACGCTGATGTGAATCTTGGCATTGCGCTTGGCGACAAAGACAACATGCGCTTTGTCGACGAGATTGAAAAGGAAATCGCCGGCGAACCCATTAGCATCCCGGCGTCGCAAATCGAAATCGATCAAGCGCAAGAAACAGCAAGAAAACTGACCGGCGAAGAACTCATCAAACAAGACAAAGAGCGTCTTAAAGTCGCCAAAGAAGTCACATCTGAACTCGAGAGACAAAATTCGTTGATGGGTTCTTACGTCGACGAAGTGTCATCGATTGCGCGCGACATCGAAAAAATTCAAGCTGGCGACTTCGGTGGAATGCTGTCGGTCGGCTTCGACTTCCAAGACAAGCTGAACTCCGTCACGACTAGCGCAGCGGCGGCCGGCGTTGAACCAAACGCGTTTGGCGAAGTGACACAGCTTCAAGAGACTTTTGTCGACAACATGAACGCAGCGTTCAAAGCGCTTGACGTCTCTCAAATGCAGCAAGGTATCGTCGAGGGTGCACGCTTGCTTGAAGAATTTGGTGCGACGACCGACCAAGTGAGCTCGTTCGTGTCTGCAGCAACAGCTGAATACAACGCCAACGCGGCCGCTGTCGCCGGCGCAACCAAGTGGGCCAACGAACTCGCTGACATCGACCTTCAGATCGAAGCTGCAAACAACGCTGCGCAAATGCAGTCACCTGAAAACGCGATCATGCAGTTGCTGAGCGGTGGCGGAAAAACAGCAATGAGCGCCGCACAATTCGACCAATTCGGAATGCTCGCACAAGCCGGCGCTGCGGGATTACAAGCGGGCGCAAGCGGCGGCGCCATCGCGGGCATCGGGTCCGCAATCATGACTGGGTTCTCGTCGGCAGCTGGCCCGGTTGGAATGCTGGTTGCGCAAACGGTTGGCTCAACGTTGATGCAACTGTTGCAGCCTGTTTTCGACGCAGCATCGTCGCTGTTCAGCGAAATTGCGTCTGCGTTTGGCAACGAAAAAATCGGCAAAGCATTAGGCACGTCGGGCAATTCTGCCATCGTCATGGGCGCTTTAATCGGGCCAGCAATCGCAAGCATCGTTCTGCTTGGTGCCGCATTGGCCGCGTTGATATTGGTCGTTGGCGCCGCGTTGGTTGCGTTTGCGGCTGTGTTTGGTTTCTTGTTCTCGTTGTCGCAATCGACCAAGTCGTTTCAAGACTTCCAAAACGCGATCGAATATGTCGTGCAAGGTCTCGTTGATCGTCTTGAACCGTTTTGGGGTTCTTTTACGGCGCTGATTGGATTGTTCGACGTTGCATCGCAAGCGCTTGTTCCGTTTATCGACGCGTTCAACGAATTCGCAGGCCCGTTGTCCAATGTGCTGTTTGATTCGCTGAAAATCCTTGCGTTGGCGCTCGTTGGTCTCGCGATTGGCGTTACGTTTGTCACCAACGTTTTCTTCGGGATCGTGTCCGCGATTGCCGGTCTTGTTGAGGAACTCTTTCGAGTTCAGCACGAGGCTATCAAAGCGGCCGGCGGCGTTGGCGATGCGAATTTTATGCTGTGGGATTCCACCGAAGACCTTGCGAAATCCATGCAGGTCGACACGGGCAGCTTGCAAGACACGTTTGGCGAGTTGATGGGTTTGACCTACGAAGAAGCGGCCGCGCGCGGCGAAACCATCACGCAACTTGCGCGTGAGACTGAACTTCGCGAGTCCATCTTGAACGCACCACAGGGCCTCAAGGTCGCAGCCGCACGCATGAACGCTATCGATGCCGAGGCGACGTCCGGAAACGGTTCAGGATCGATCACGTCGCGTTCAACGGCACCGACCAATTCGACCACCGTGAACATCGAAAAGGTTGAGCTCGCACCGACAGACATGGATGCGTTCATTCGAGAAGTTCAAGAAGCCGCCGAGCATCTTGCCTACCGCGAAACAGGCGGACCCGGTGGCAGTGGCAACGTTGATCGTGGCGGGGGTCGCTAATGCCGTCGACAGATTTTCTTCGCATCAATGGTTGGACCGTGACGGTCCTAAACGGCAAACCAAGCGCCAACGTGCTCAAAGTCGGCAATCGAAAGCGCTCGTTTCGCGGTCGTCTTCGATCGTCGGAGCGCAACCACCGTCAATCGTGGACCGTCGAAGCTGTTGTGCGAGACAACGTCGAAGCCGAGGCGCTCATTAGTCTGATGACGCTTGGCGGCCACTTCTTCGACCTCAAAGACGGCTTGCAAGCGAGCACAGCGCTTCAACCCGGTGCCGGCTACCCGCCGAGCGGCGTTCGTTTGCAGCCGACTTCATGGGGCGATTTCGGCAAAGGCGTGCTGACGATCGACGATGCAACGTCCGGCGTCAGCTTGGCGATCGACGCGCAGCTTGGCGATGATTGGACTGTCTTGTGTCGACGCGTAAACGCCACCACGGGCATCTTTGAAGGTGTGGCCCAACGGTCGGCCGGTGCCAGCTACGTCAATGGCGTTGCGTCGACGACGTTTGGTTTCCGACCAGGTTCAGGTGGTGAGCAACTACGCTTTCATGTTTTGGATGGCGTTGTTGAAGTCATCAAAGACGGAACAGCGACAGCTGAAACGATCGATGACCTTGTGATTTTGCCGTGGCTGGCTTCCGATTCACAGCTTGCCGCGTGGACATCAGAAGCGAGTTCGATCGCAAAGTTTGGCCCGCTTCCGATGGTGCGCGTCGACGGGAAAATGGTTGGCTCGCGTGAAATCGTTTGCGAGCCAAAATTCATCAGCAGCGACTTCATTGCAAAGACACATGAGCTTCCCGGTGTTGGTTGGACAAGCAACGCGCGGGTTGTTCGGTTTTCTTTGACCATGGTTGAAGAGTCGTTCGCGAAATACGCAAGCGACATCACGCGCACGCCGACACCACCCGGTGAACCGATCCTGTGGCTCGACGCCGGCGACGTTGACCTGTTTCGCAATGCCACGGTCGCACCCGGCGCAGCGCTGCATCAATGGAAAGACAAGGGCTCGCGAAGCATGCACGCAACGGCCGTCGGCACCGATCCTGTGCTGCGACACGTCGGAACCTTTGGCGAAGTCGACAACGCGCCAGCCGTGAAATTCGTCGGCACCGGTCGATACGAAACGTCGAGCGCGTCACCAAACATCAGTGGCCCGTGCACGATCGCAGCGGTGTTTATGTCGACGTCGGTTTCAGGGACCGCCTACTTGCTGGACAACAAATTCGGCACGTATCGCGCGCGGCTTTATCTTCAAGACGACGCATGCGGAATAGGAGCGGCCGGTACGTTGGAATCAAGCAACGTGTTCACCGCAGGCCAATACAACAACGTTGCGGGCTATGCCGCGCCGGGCGGTGCTGGTGCCATCTTGTTCAACGGTTACGACGAGGCAAGCGCCGTCGCGAATGGTTCATCTTTGCCGTACGGATTCACGATTGGCGCACAAAATGGCGGATCGAATTTCTTCGAAGGCAGTCTTTGTGAACTCATCGTTTGGGAAGACCAAATCGAACTCAACGACGTGATTTCCTACTTTCTGGCCAAATTTAAAGACATCACGGTTTCCGCCGAAATCAAGTAGCTGAGGTGATCGATGTTTCATCGTCTTTTGGGTTGGCGTGTTCCCATCGCCTTCGGACAAGCGTCGTCGTCCGGCGACCATGTCGGGCAAAACAAGTTCGGCGTTTTGAATCGCGTCAAGGCAACCGATCGCCGTGGATTCGTATGGAAAGAAGACGCTCAAACGTCGGTGATGAGCGCCGAAGACGCTGCAACGCTGACATGCTTAACGTCTGGCCGCGGATGGTTTTTCCCGTTTGATCGTGATGCCTTTTCGACAAACGGCGTTGGGCCAGACACCGCCGGCGCCAACTACACCATCAAGTCGCGCACGACATCTTCAACCGGCAACGGCATGTTCGGCGTTGGTTATTTGTCGACGATCGACGAAGTGATTTACGACCTTGAGCTACCAGAAAAATGGACCGTGCTCGTGTTCACCAACGTCGAACCGCGATTGAGCGCCGTGCACAAAGTGCTTCGCAGCGACGGCAGAACATTTGAAAATGGCGTCGAAGTTTCGTCGGTTTTTAGCGAATTTTACGTCGACACGGACATTGGTGCACTCGTGCTTGCCGGCGGATTCACTTTCGATTCGATGCTGGTGTTGCCATGCGAAGCAAGTGAAAGTTTCATCGTCGACTTCTATCGATGGCACACGCAATTTGGTCTCGTCTTCGATGTCGACTTTCGCGATGGATGCGGCATCGATCGACGGCGAAACATGGAACTGATGCTTGAACGCATCTCGACGGTGACGATCGAAAAAACAGGTTTGCGCAGCGGTGGCTGCATGGTTGTCGACGCAAACACTGAGCGTGGCGTTTATGACGACGTCAACGTGTACAGCATCAACAGCCAAGACGAATTCACCGTTCAATGCTGGATTCACTTGCATGCTGGCTCGACGCGAACGACGCGCGTCATCATGCACGACCAAGACAGTCCGGTGACGTCTGGTTGGCGCTTTGACTTGCGTGCCGCGCATGCACCGAATCGTTGGGCACTTCAGGCCCAACTTGAGACGGCCAGCGGAACAGCTTCTCACTCGTCGCCAACGACACCAACCGATGCTGCAAACACCGTCGGTGAAGGTGTCGACACTCACGTCGCGTTCACGTGGACCAAGACGACCGGCGTCGTGCAGCTGTACATCAACGGAGTCGCCGTAACGCGCGCGGAAGGTTTTTTTGAAAACCAACCAGCGCAAGCGCCGTCGGCTGATTCCGCGGACTTGTTGATCGGCAACGTCACCGGCACCGGGTTGTCACAGCTCGACGGTCGCATCGGTGGCATTCGCATCCATCGTCTCGCGATGACAGCGACGGAAATTCGCGAAAGCTTTTTGGCGCGAATCGAAGGTGCACCACATGAAGACTTGACCGGTGGTGCGCCGTTGCCGTTTCTGACGCTTTGTGGGGCCTCTACAGCTTGGCGCACGCGTTACGTGTTGCCCGAGTTCACCTCGTCGAGATTTGTGCAGCACGGGCCACGTAATGCGTCGGACACGTGGCGCAACAACAGCGAAATCATTTCCTATTCGCTGGAACAACGAGAACCGACGATCAAAAAACGCGCATTGCGGCCGCTTTGGGCGTTTACGTTGGATGAGCGATTCGTTGACGACACCGGTTTGATTTTGCGTCCATCTTCTGGCTCTTTCGCCGCAGCGTCTCCGTCTTCTGTTTGGTCTGCTCTTGGGAAATTCGAGCCAGGTGCTTACGGGCATGGTCGCGCACGACGAACAGGCTCGGGCGCAGTGTTCGACTTAAGCGCCGAGCATGTGCAGGCACTTGCTGGATTGCGGTCATGCACGGTGCTCGCATGGGTTCGTCGCGGCAACACTGACGGCGGCATTCTTTCGCTTGGTCACACGTCGACAAATAAACGAATTGAGCTCCTCATTGATCCATCATTTTTCCCGCAAATCGACGCACGTGGTGCATCTACTGATGGGCTTGGGAGCATCTCGTCGTCAATCGCGCTTGCGAATGCCGTTGACTGGCATCTTGTTGGTGGATTCGTTGACGTGCACGGCGATCGCATGGGTGTGTTCGTCGACGATGCTGGACTCGGAAACGCACCCATCGGCGGTTATGAGACATCACCGGTGACTTTCGCGTCGTCTGAATTTTCGCGCGAAGCGTCTGCGACCAACAGCGGCATCGGATTCACCGGAGCCAAAACTGCAATTTGGTCCGGTGCGATCGCATATGCGGCTGTGTTCGATGGCATTCTGACGGCCGAACAAGTTTACGAGATTTTCGACAGCGGCCGTCGTAGCGGCGTTTAAGAGGTGCAAGATGCGTTTGCCTGACACTGGTCGATCGTGCCACCCGAAGGTTCGCTCGTCGTCGATTCGCCACTATTTGTTCGACGAGATTGCGGCTATATCTGCGACGTCATCGCCCGCAAAAGACATCGTGCGCGGTGCTGTTTTGGACACGATCGCAACCTACGATCCGCCCATCGTTGTCCGCGGGTGCACGCCACGTGCGCGACGCTTTGCGACCGAACAAGGATTGGCAGAAGCGAGCGCCGATGCCGACTTGATCGAAGCATGCAAAGGCGAAGGCACGTTCGGCGTGTTGTTCCGCAACATCCACACGACCGGCAACCCATCCGGTCCGCTGTGGTCTGTGAGCGGCACCGATTCGGATGCGAGCTCAACGACCAACTTCCTTCGGTCGATGCGCTTAAACTCTTCTGGTCAGCTCGTCGTTGAACACGAGCACAGCACCGGCACCGATGTCACTTCGACGTTCACGGGCTTTGCAGCGCGCACAAACGAGTGGGTTTACCTTGTCTTGCGCGTCGTCACGGCGACAGCCGGCGATGGCCCAACGGGAACCGTTACGCTCAAAGCATTTTGCAACGGCGCACCGATCCTTGATCCAACAACCGGCAACCCACAAAGCTTCACCGTCGCAAACGCATCAGGAGGTTCGGCAGCTGTTTTGCGCATCGGCCATGACCTCGACAGCGGCGGCACGCCAAAAAACGTTAAGGCGCGTGACATCGCTGGTTTTTACGCATGGGCCGAAGCGTTGACCGACGACGAAATTGCCGAAGACGCACGACGCATTCGCTTGCGTTCTTTCGATGTCCGCACTGATGCGATGGTGCGCGTGTTCAACATCGACGGTGCACCTGTCAATCTCGCAGACATCGAAGACACCGATTTTGTCGACAGCATCTCAATCAGCAAAGACCTGGACACGTCGACGGACCGCGCAACGCTTGAGCTTGGCCGCGAAGAACAAGCGTTGTCGCTCGCGTTTCTCAAAACGGAATCCAAGCTCAACCTTTCCGACGTCACTTCGCCGACCTCGTACTTGGCGCCGCTGATTCGTGACGACGGAGAAATCGAAATTTTCGCAGCGACGATTCCAATCGGATTGACCGCATCGCTCAACGAATTTTGGGCATCGTCGCGATTCAAAGGCCGCATTGATGAGGTCGACGATGCAAACGGCGATGGCGCCATCATGCTCGATTGTCGAGATCAAGGCGGCGTGTTTGTCGACACGATGATTGAACAGGAAATCGAATATGGCGACGAGCCTGCGTTGCCCGCCGAAGACGAGATTCAACGAATCCTCAACGACAACGACAACGACAACACCAACGACAGCGTGGCCACAACCGATCGTGACGGCAGCTATGATCCGGTGACGCTTGAAGTTGTTGGTGCACCACAACTGAACCTAATTCCATGGAAACAGCGTCGCGAGCCGGTGTTGACGGCACTCAAAACCATCGCAAACATTTCCGCATGGGATGTGCGCTTTGTCTTTGCACAATCGCCGTACAAACAGGATTGGCGGTTGACCTACTATCAGCCCGACTTCGATCGCAAAGACGTCGATGCCGTCATTTCACCCGACGATGTTTTAGACGTCACGTCGTTGAAGCGCAGCACGTTTGGTCGACGCACCAACGTGCGAATCATTTACCCGTCGACTGAAACGTCGCTACCAACACCGCCAACGCCACCGGCCGGATACAGCGTCAGCAACGGTTGGTACAACGTCGATGGCGACGGCAATCGCATGGTGGCCTATCTCGATTTGCAAAGCGACACCGCCATTGCACTGACAAACAAGCGCCAGTTCATGGAGGTGCAAGAGCAACAGACGTCGCAAATCAGCACCGTCGATGAAGCCTACGTGATGGCGATGGGTTTGCTTCGCAGCGTTGAAGATCCTGGCATCGCAAAGAGCGTGACGTTGCGTGGATTCATCGATGTTGAGCTCAACGACATGTTGCGCTTTCAGCCGATCAAGCACTTGTTCACCGTTGCGCAAAACCTGTCGGTTAAAAACATCAGCGAAACGATTGGTGACGACGTCAAAACGGAGGTTCAATTGCGCGGCATTCCTTCACTTGGTTGGAAACGTCTCTTGCAACTCGAGTCACGTCCGGGTCAAGGTCGGCCTGGCGTCATCGATCCAAACCAAGCGCTCACGGATTGGTCGACGGGTTCCATGCTTCAAGTCGCGCGCAATTTGCTTGATCGAACGAGCTACTTCACCGGCGGCAAGTTCACACAAATTCGCAACCCAGACTTCGCGAGCTTCAGCGCTGGTCTGCAAAATCCTCCCGATGGCTGGACGATGTTGTCTGGCTTTTGGGGGACCAACGTCGTCGTTGTGAGCGGTATTCAGCTGTCTGGTCAACGTGCCATCAGATTGGTGACAGACGGTTCCGCGTTGATGTCGGACTTGATTCCAGTGATCGACGATATCCACACGCCATATTCGTGTGAGGCGTCTTGGCAGTGGCCAACCGGTGCATCCGCATTGCCAGTCAATCCGAAGCGTCTGCAAATTTTGGTGCTCTGGTATGCCGCCGACAAAACCACTCTTGTGCAATCGCGCATCGTGCGGCCCGGTGCTTCGTTTGCGACGTCGCCCGGATATCAGCCGCCCGACGTTACGATCGCCGCTGACACTTGGTTTCGTTTGCGCGTTGACGGCATTTCGCCGCCGGGCGGTGCGAAGTTCGTTCGGCTTGTGTTGTCGTTTTCGACCAACGCGAGTCAAACAGCGAACAGCGGCGGCATCGCCGTCGACAACGTTTCGTTTTATCGAACGGCGCGCGAAGACCGCACTTATGCGTTGAGTGGATTCGGCCCAACTTCTTCAAACGTTTGGGTTTGCATCAATTTAAGAAGAGCAGCGGCTTCGCCGGTTTTTGGCACTCATGATTACGGCCATAACCATTTTGCAAATGCGACGTCGCTCGGATCGATTGAAACACAGCGAGAAGATGGAACATTTGATTCAATACTTGTTGGCGGAACAGTTAGGGCTGGCGCTGGTTTTTACTGTAGAGAATCAGGGACTTATTTTGTGACCGTTCAAGCTCTTTTGAAATGGAGACCGACGGGTGCGTTCACTGATTTCCCTGTCGGCATGGCTCGCGTTGTACTCAATGGATCGTATTTTTCCGTGGCAGATATGTACAACTCTGGCGTCGGAACTGTTGTTGCTCAATCAGCGTCAAGCGCGTGGGTTTTGTCTTCTGTTTATGATCCTTCTTTTGGTTTCACGGCTGGAACCTATGTCGCTTCTGTTTCTTTGAGTTTTCGAGTTGAATTGTCAGAAGGCGATCGTTTGTCTCTTGAATATTTCGCTGACAGTGTTGTCGGTGGCGACGTTTCACCTGTTCATGAGCCATCGCATACGTGGTGGAACGTTCGTCTTGGGCTTGCTGAATAATCGTGCGGTGCATCCATCATGAATTTCCGCTGCTAGGATTGGCGGCGGAGGTTCATGATGTCTGATTTCAATCGCTGGGTTGCTCGTGTTGCTGTTGCTGGTTTTTTGCTTGGTGCGCTCACGTTGGCGTCGTTGACAACGGTGCGCGCCAATCCTGCTCTGGACGTCGCCGCATTCGTGGCGGCACAGTCACAATCGATCGATGTGTTGCTGGCTTCACCGGTGTCGTCGTTGGACCATCGTGATCGCACGTCCACGATCACCGCAGCATCCGGCTCGTGGACGGAGTTTCCCGCCACCGATATTCCGGCGCGCATTTACAACAAGGGTGCGGCTGGTGCTCAAATTCTCACTGTGGTGAATCGTGATGCGAGCGCGACGTTTTGCGTCGAGTATGTCGCACGCGGTACCGCAACCGACTGCGGCACGCTTGCGGCATCCGTGGCCGCGACTTGCGACCCATCAGGCACACCCGGTGCTGATGGCGACTATGTGCTGCCGTCGCAATCTCGCCAATTTGTGATTGGTGGTGGTGAGTGCATTTTTTTCCGCTCGTCGGCAGCGAACGGCGATGTGCAACTTTCGCTCGTGGCGCGGTGAACCATGCGCGCAAAACTCATTTTCGCTTTGATGCTTTTTGCGACGGCTGGTGTTGCCGGATACGTGATTGGCCCATCGACGGCGATGCCGCCGGCAACACGAAACGATCAACCATCAACGCCAATGCCCACGCCAATCCGACCCGCGACATCGTTGGCATCTGTCGCTGCGCCAGTGGTGCCAGACCCGACGATGGACGTTGTCGCTGGCTCATCGCTCGACAACGTCGGCAACACGCTTGTGATCAACGGTGTGACGATGACGCTAGTCGCCGAATATGACGCACGCGATGCAACGCTTTCGTCGTGGCCGGCACGAACAAGCGGTGCGACGGCATCGATCGCAGGCAGCGGTGTTGCGCCAACGCTCGACACACCGGCGCCAACAACCGACGGTACCGGTGAAGAAGCCGTGCTGTTCGCCAACGACGGATCGCTAACCGGTTCTGGCCAATATTACGCGACGGCAAACGGTGCGCTGACGATCGGCACCGATGATATTGTTGTCGAAGCTGTCGTTCGTTCTTCGTATACTGCACCGGGAACCGATCGCGCATTATTTGGCAACTTGTCGTCAGCAACGGGACGCGGTTGGGGTGTTTTCTACCGCTCCAGTCAAGGCTACGCGTTCAGCGCTGACGACGATGGTTCCGGCGTGTGCTTCCCATCAGGTGCCATCACAAACGTTCAAAACAGCAGCTTCGACGTCATTCACTACACCTTCGATCGCAGCGTCGGCATTCGCGGTTATCGCAACGGTGTTTTGGTGACAGCGAGCGCATGCACCACCGCGGCAACGTCGGCCATTGACCAAGTCACGGTGCCGTTTGCAATCGGCGCTTACGGCACGTTGCCGCTTGGCGGTGGCAGTGGTGTTGCCAAACTTCGGTTTTGGAAATGCGCGGGTTGCATCAGCACAACCGGCGAGCTCGACACGATGGCTTTCGACCGAGCGTCAAAGATCACCGGTGTCATCGCCGATGTTGTCGCAAGCGGCTCGCAACTTCCGACGACAGCGGATCGTGCGGGCTATGCGACGATGCCAATTTTTGACGGCACCGCGATGCGTCAGTTCAGCGTTGGCAATGCGTGGATGCGTGTGGCGTCGACATCGGCAACGCTGAAAGGGTTTTTCCTTGAACCGCAAACGACCAACTTGTTTTTGCGTGGTGAAGAAATTTCCAACGCATCATGGACCAAACCGACGGCTGGCGACGCAGTGTCGGCGAACGTGGCTCTTTCGCCGCAAAACGACTTTTCAGGCGATTCCTTCGATGCCGCGACTGACGCTGTGGGCGTCGAACATTGCGCACGACAAGCCGTCACACTCACCGCAGCGCCATACACGGCGAGCGTGTTTCTTAAGGCGGGCACGAACACGTTTGCCTATCTGCGCAACGGCACGATCGCCAACGGTGTCGCTTGGGTGAATTTGTCGACGTGTGCGGCAGGCACTGTGCAAGCCGGCGTCACTGCGACAGCGCGGCAATACACAAACGGCTGGTGTCGATTTTCAACGACGTTCACCGGCACCGCTGCGTCACACACGATCGACGTTTGCGGCGCGTCTGCCGATGGCTCGTTGGTTTATACCGAGCCCGCCGGTAGCACCGTGGATTGGTCGGTGTGGGGCGCGCAAATTGAACAAGGCGTTTACCCGACGTCTCAAATCAGAACCGCTGCGGCGACTGTCACGCGCACTGGCGATGATTTCCGACATTCCGGTGCATCCATCGCGTCGACAGCGACGGGAACCTACGCAGCGGATTTGTCGTTCCCCTACGGTGTGTCGACGACCACGCGCATCCCTTGGATCGTCGATGCGGCGGGAAGTGGCGCAAATTTCGTTGAGCACATTCACGCGAGCTCACTGCTTGGTGCGGCCGGTTCAGGCGGATTGTCGATTGCCGGATCATCTGCGATCGATGATGGCGCCACACACGAAATCAGGTTGATCGTCGCAGCAAACAACACACGAAATTTTGTCGATGGCGCAGCAGCTGGAACCGACACGAGTCACACGCTGCCAACCGGCATCGACACACTCGAGATCGGCAACGACGTCGGCACCACAACGTCCGGCAACAGCGGTGCGCTCGTTTCTCGTTTTCGTTACTGGACGACGGAAGTTCTCCCTTAAGAGGTGACAGATGGCAACGATTTCACGTGGCAGAATTTCGAAGATCCTTATCGCGATATTCGGCACCGGCGCACTTGCCGGTGTCGGCATTTCTGTGTTCGGCGTTATCCCAACCGATGCGCCGAACGTTTTCATTCCCTGCTACGATGACGTGTGCGTGATGTGTTTGGCGCCGTCGATCGCTGAATGCCGAGTGCTCTCGCGTTGTGGTGGCGAACCATGTCGCGATCCAATCGAAGGCAGAGAAGGCGACGAGTATGCCGGCGCCAATGGCCGGCTTGGTCGTGGCTTGCGAAAGGCAATGGAACGTGGCGCGTTGTTGACGTTTCACACCGACGCGCTGGTTGCGACCAACAACGTTTCTGATTGCCTCACGCAAGTTTATCTTGATCGTGATCAACGTGCGGCGTGGAAACGCACTGTCGATGCGGTCGGCGTTGGTTCCGACGTCGTCGATTGTCGAAAAGCAACGATGCCAGCAAAAGGCAAAAAGGCCGATGGGTCGCGCAAGTCTTTTCTTGGTCGCGACGATCCGACGACGACCGAAGATTTTCCCGATGATGTTGTTGACGTTGGAGATTTCAACAGCGCCGATGCAGGCGTAATTCAATAAGGAGGCTTCGCATGTCGTCGTCCATTGTCGAGGTTGAGCGTCGCTTGATGCATCGAATTGAAGAAGTCGAACGCAACATGACGTTGCTCAAAGACCAAACCCAAGGGCTTGCGGATGCAACGCGACACCTCACAGCGGCGGCACGCGAAGCCATCTCCGGCGCCGAATCGATTTGCACCGCACACAACGCAGCGACAACGCGAGCGGAATTTGCGGAAGCGGCCATGCACAAAGTCACCAAAGAGCGTGATCGTCTTGAAGACCGATTGAGACAAGAAGAGCACGACAAAAAAATCTTGCTAGAACGGATCGAAGCACTCGAAGGAAAACTCCAGGGATGATTCGATCGTTGCACGTCCTGGCTTTTGCGACGGTGCTGACCGGCATCGCGTTGCCGGCGTTTGCGCAAGATCCTGCGACGCAATCGACGCAAAAAATCATCGAGACCGGCGTGCTTGGTGCGCTGCTTGTGTTGTCAGGTCTCGCCAACATTTTGTTGTTACGCCACACGGCAAAAATGTTTGAGACGTCGGAGGCACGTCAGGATCGCCATGCAACGCAAATGCAAGAGACGATGAAACAACACAGTCAAGAGTTGATGAAGGTGTTGTTGCAGCAAGCCGAAATGTCTTCGCGGTTTTCTGATGTCAGCGAACGCGTGATTTCTGAACTTGATCGGTTGCGAGGCTGAACATGCAAAAACCGACGTCATTCAACATCGGAAACATCCTTCGTTGGTTGTCGATGATCACGTCGTCGGACTGCATGACCGCCGTTGTCTACCAAGCAGAGCACGGTGTTCTTTTTGGTGAAGCGCTGAAGGCCATGGGCCGCATTAACGATGACGATTTGATGCGTGCGTTGGTTTGGCAAGAACGTTTGCGCAATGGCGCGACCGTCGAAAAACTCGCCTTGATGGTCCAGGAAGGCAACGCGCGCGCGATGCAGAAGATGGATCGGGCTTTGGCGTCTGCGTCCGTCTGAGTGCCTCACGTTTCGCCTGTCGATGCGTTTGCTACGCTGAATACGGAGGCAAACACATGGAACCAAAAACCGAAGAAATCGAACAGACGGAAGGTGAGCTCGCTGCGTATCTGCAACGCAAGCTCGGGCCATCGTGGCGCACGTCGCTTGTCGGTTACGTCAATTTTCTTTGCGTGATCGTCGTGGCGATTGGGCAAGCGCTGCCGCAACACGTTCCGCACGCTGTGGTGACTGTGGCGACGACGTTGATGGGCGCGTTGATGTCGCTCGGCTTCGTCAAAGCAAAAGACAAATCCACAACGGGTGCACAATGAACGGGCCCGGCATCGCAATCCCACGCGGCGGGAAAGCACCGGTGTGTCTTGCGCTGCCGGGTTGTGGGACAGCGCTTGGTGTTGTCGCTGGCGCGCTGGAAGTGCTCGCCAGCTCATACCGGTTCGAAGCAGTTGGCGGCACGTCTGGCGGTGGTCTCGTTGCGCTAGCCCTCGCCACCGGTATGACACCGCGTGATGCGAGCGAAATCGGCGCGATGATCCTCGTGCGCAAAGACTTGCTTGATCATCACATGCCGTTTATCGACGAGAAAACAGGCTTGTTTCGTGGCCAAAAAATCGAAGGCATTTTGCAAGACATCTTTGGCAATGCGCGCATGGGCGACTTGCAAACACCGGCGCGTGTCACGGTGTCGTCGATGTGGACACGCAAACCCGCCGTTGTGTGTTCGGTTGCGCACCCTGATGTTTTGGTGTGGCGCGCGGCAAGAGCAACCATGTCGATTCAACGGTTTTTTTCGCTGTCGCGATTGCGCAGCGATAACGCGCGCACATACGGCGATGGCGGACTTTTGTTGAACGTCCCGTCTGGTCTTTGGGACGACCGTGTCGCGGCTACAATGACGTTACGCTTCGCCAGACACGAAAGAACACACACGGTGCAAGAGCTCATCCGCAATGCCGATGGTGACGGACCCGGCGAAGTGCGACCGGTGCGCAACACGCTGGACGTCGATATCGCTTCGTTTTCCATGATGTTGAATGGCTCCGCATCGTCGTGGCCATCGCGCAAAACATCGTCGTTCGAGGTGGTTCTTGACGACGATGCCGACGCGCTGTCGTTCGGTCTGGAGCTTGTGGAGGTCGAAAGACGCAGGCAAGCCGGCATGCGCAGCGCGCGACTTTTTTTGTCGCGATGACCAAAACAAAACCCCGATTGCTCGGGGTTTTTTCGTCATTGCTCAGAGTTATTGTTCTGGGTTTAGCGTCGGATTGCTCTGGGTTGGCTGTTCATTGTCTCAATCGTGAATGCTTTTCACACCCATGAAAAATGGCGGCCCACTGGTGTCAATTTTGACTGATATTGGCGGCAGTGGTCCATCAATCCCTGCATCATTCAAAACGTCGACAATGGTGCTTTCGATTTCTTTGGCGACGTCGTCGTCTCCGCGAAAGTTGAGTCTGACGATATCCCGCGAATCGACGTTTTCGAATTTGGGTCCATTGGCGTCAGCGTAGACAACGCAGAAGTCAAAGCATCGTGCACCGGCAATACCGCCAAGACTATTGTCGCCTCCGTCTTCGACGTGTTTGATCGCTCGGCGAGTAGTGCGATGCACGACGGGTTGGCCTGCTTTTAAAGCCGCTAGGATTCGTTCTAGCCTCATTTTTCTTCCGGCAGCGGAAACACAAAAACCGCCGCGAGCGAAAGAAGCAAGGTTGAGGTGAAACCAATCACACCTACGGCTTCAGCCGCAAAAACATGCGCTGTGCACATATTCACGATGGCCCACGCCAACACGCCAACCAGAATTGCACCAATTACGGTGACAAGACACATAGCTATTACACGTAAAATCAACCTCAGTAATATGTTCATCGCCACACCTTCACCAGCGCCAATGGGTTTTCGCATGCAGCGCTCAAATAGGCGCGAACGAAATCAACAAAACCTTCGTACGAACCCCAGCCGTTTGATGGTTCCAATGGTTGAATTTTTTCGCGTTCCGTTCTGAGTTTCATTAACCCTTGTTGTAGCGGATACACAAGCTGTGCAGCGATGACGATACCAACGGTTTCTGGCCTCCAAATGCATTCATAGATACCGGCAGCGATCGCCATGCTGTCGACATTGTGTGTGATGTTTCGGGTCCACAGGGTTTTGCTGTCTTGGTTTGGCTCGTCGAGATAAACATCAAGGCTCATCGTCAAAATCCTCATCGTCGTTTAGAAGAAACGACACCGGTTCGTCTGGTGTGAAAACGCTTAGCAGTTGTCTTGGTGTTGCGTTTGGATGGTGCTTTGCCAAAGACTCCATTGCCGCTCTGTTGATGATTTTTTCTAGCTCTTTTTCAGCGTCTTTGATGTTCATGTGTTCTCGATTTTGTTTTCATCGACACGTGCGATCGATGCTTGCGTTGAGAATCCGTTCGGGTAGCGCGCTTTGAGCTTGTCGATGTTGATTCGTGCGATTTCGTCGAGGTTGAATCCGCACGTGGATGCGATTTCGGCCACATACCAAAGCACGTCGCCGAGCTCTCTTTTTAGCTTTTCTTTGTCGAGGTCGTGGCCATGCCCGACATGTTTCTTGATGATGTCCAGCACCTCGCCGGCCTCACCGCCGAGCCCGAGTGAACCAATCTCGAGACGTTTCGGGTTTGCTTTGTCGGCGGTGCGTTCGGCGAGACACTGATAGTCGGAGAACGCGAAACAAATTTGCCGCTCCGCTTCTGTGAACTTCAACATTCCGATGAGCCTTGTGGTCATGTGTCGACGCTGTTGCTTCCATCGAGCAAAACGCTGTTGTTCTTTTTTTGTCATGGTTCACCAGAGACGCGGCCACGTGCCGCGTGGTTTGTCGTCGTTACTTGATCGGGTTCGGCAGCATGAACATTTGGAACCGATTCTCGTTGTCGTTGCGTTGGACGCTGAAATGCACCCAGCCGGATTGAGGATCGCGTGCGTTGTGGTGCTCAAGAATCAGTTGGTCGAAGCTGTCGACAAGCTTCTTTGCTTTGATGTCGATCCAAAGGTCGGAGTTCGATTTGAACTTCGCACCGGGCGCAATCTCAATGTCGGCCGCTTGACCTCGACAATGTTGGCTGTTTTTCTTGCCGCCGATCGTCGTGTTGAGCTTCGGTGACCGATATCCCGACGTGACGATGATCGGCGAAAATTCGTGGATCATGTCGAGCCGCAAGCAAAGGAACCGAAGGTTTTCGATCGCCTCTTCGTCCGGCGTGTTGTCGATGCCTTTTCTGATTGCCGTCTGCGACGCAACCATTTGCCCCAAGCTGAAATGTTTGGACAGCATCATGACTGTGCCCGGTGCGCGCTGCGTTTGGCGATGTCGTCGGCTTCTGTTGGCTTTGGTGGCGTCGGGTTGAGTCTCGTCTCTGTCATTGTCACCAACGCGATCATCCGCTGTTCGAGCTGAGCGCCTTCATGAAGCATTGCTGTCGCGCATGCGGCAATGTCTTCGGGCACTTTGTTCATGGGAAATTGCAAGCAAACGTTGGTGTACAGTCGTTCAACGATCGCAACGATGTCGTCGGAGTTTGAGCTTATTTTGTTCATGTGACTCTCTTTTGAGATGTGTCCAAAAAGAGCGCCGCCATCGATAGGCAACGGCGGCGCTCACACGATCGGCGCGAGCTAGAACGGCAAGTCGTCGTCGGCAAAAGCGTCTTGCTCTTGCGCAACTTCTTCTTGTGCTGCCGGCTTGCGTGAACCGTGTCCGCCACCGCTGAAGTCTTTTTGTTCGAGCATGCGCGCTTCGGGCTTGCCGATCACCTTCGCGAAGTCGGGCAGTTTGGTGTACTTGCCGCGCGCATCCGTCGACAAATGTCTAAATTCGACGGCATCGACTTGTGCGTATTTCGAGTCGGGCTTCTTCTCGACAACGATCGTGATGCGATACGGAACGCCGGTGACGGTTTTGACCATGTCTGCGTCTTCGTCAGGATCAAACTCGTCGCCGCAACCGTTTGCAATCGCAAGATGGTTCAGGCGTTTGCCGTTGAAATTGAGAGTGCCGTCGTCGTTCAACACACGCATCCACAAATCAAACGGGAACGATTTGCCGACGATTTTCTTTGCACCTTCCACATCGGCTGCGTCAACAACCGCCAGCACGTGCGAGTGCACACGCAACTTTGGCGTTTTCTTCGCACCGACAATTTGACGTTGGAGTTTGACGTTGACGACGTCATACACGCCGGAAACGGGGTCTTCGTTCTGAGCTTGTTGGTTCTTGTAGCTGTCGGACGACGACTTGGGGTTCATTTTTGCCATTTGATTTTTCTCTGTCTTTCGTTTGTCGTGTTTTGTGATTTGTGATTTGCGTTAGCGATTTGTTGATGTTGGTTTGCTGTTACCGGTCGTCGTCCTCCGCATTTTCTTCGGCGCGATCGATGGCCTGCCACGCTTCAACACGTGCGGTCATTTCCGTCGAAAGTTCGCCCTGCATCTTCGCGATCCACACCGACGGATCGGGAATTTCCACGTCGTCAAGAAAGTCCGGCGCGCCAACAAGATACTGCTCGTTGCCTCGAAACAAAACCTCATGCCGCAAGCGGCGCGCGCGTTGTGCAGTGTGCAGGTAGCCGACTGCGTTGAAATACTGCCCCAAATCGTTTGGGAGCCGTTTTCCGCTCACGCCCGGCCGGTGCACGATGCCGACGCCTTCGACGCTCTCCTCTTGATCCAGCGCCGTCACAAGCACATGCAAAGGGATGTCGCGCAAGTCGCGCGCAAACTTCGCAGTGGCATCAATCAGCAAACCCCATGATTCTTGCGACGTCTTTTGTGTGCCCGCTTTGGCGCCTTGTTTCTCGGTGTAATACGATCGCAAAATGCGTTGCGCGTCGGTGATGCCGTCGAGACAAATCGCATCGAATCGATCGCGAGCTTCTTTCGACATTGCGATGCTGCGAAAGTCCGCCAAATCGCGCGCATCGCGAATTTGGAAAATGCTTGCATTCGGGTTCGCCCGTTTGATCGTGACGACCGCTTGTTGTTCGCACAGACCAATCAGCGGTCGCTCACCAAAAAGTGCACACGCGCGGCTTTTGCCTTGCTTGGTTGGCGCATACAGGAGCACCTTGAGTTTGTCGTGGTCGACCATGTCGCCGGCGTTTTTGATTTGCGCCCACATGTCTTTTTTCTCCGTCATCGTTCACCTCAAAAAAGTTCTTCGTTGTCGACGTCGAACGCATCTGCCGGTTCGCCGAAAATATCGTCATCATCAACCGGCTTTGGCGTTGTTGTCGTCGACGGCTGGTTTGTTTTTTTGCTTCCGATCTTGATAAATCCGGTTGGACTGACTTGCTCGCGTGCGACCGGTTCGCACAAGGGCAGCGGGAGCTCGGCATGTCGAATCTGCATGCGGTGGAAGCCCATACGAGCCATGGGGCCATCTTCGATGCAGAGCTGGTCGAATCCACCGGGACAACCGGTTGCGTGCGGACCGCTGCGACACAGACGCGTTTGCGGCGGATGAAACGGTTCGCGCTCGGCTTGCATCATGCGCAGTGCAACCCAACCGATTTCTTGCCCAAACGCTTCAACCTCGACGTCGGAAAACGGGTACCGCACACGATGAAAAAATTGCTCAAGGCCGCCAAGCTTTTCGAGGTGCTCGCGATAGTCGTCCGGATCAAGCTTGTGTTCGTGGATGGTGCGTTCGTACAGAGCACGCGTCGTCAACGTCTTGGCAACCGACAAGCGCCCACGCTTCAACATCTCCGGTGGTGATGGCGCTGCTTTGCGCAACACGTCGTAACAAACACCGTCGACGTGGATTGGCGACGTCTGCGCTGTTTCGCTGTACGGGTACGGATCGCGCAGCGCCCATGCGTATCCGCGCGTTTGTCGATCCCAATCAAGTTTGGCGCAGTAGTCCGCAAGGTTGTTCGACGTCGTGGTTTTGATCTCGCTTAACCACATTGATCCTGACATGCGATCGACGCCAAGCTTGTCAATCTTGCCGGCGTACACCCAAAGGCGCGTTTGCTTTTTGCCGTTGACGTCGACGGTGTCACAAAGCGGCTGATGCGTCACCGGATGCAAAATCATCCGCGCAACCGGCATCTCGTATTCAGTCCACTGCCAAATCGTTTGATCTTCGTGATGCCAGTGTTGCGCATAGCCTTCCAACATCGACGTCGCCAATTCCGCAAACTCTTTGTCTTCTTCGTAATCGTTGCGTGCGCCGTCGGTCTCGCTGCGACGCGCAAGCCATGGTTCAACGATGTGCGTCCAAATCATTTCGCGTGTGGTGAGCACACCAAGCTGTTGGTGGTCGACAATGAAATCAACACCGGCGTGCACGATGGTCCCATGACGAAACGGCGCCGGTGTGTTGTGCGTCGTCAATCCTTCGATCGAAGAAAAAAACCACAGTCGCTCGCAAGCAAATTTTTCGCGTTCCGAATTTGTGATGACGCGAATTGGCGTCATTGGCTTTGCAATCGTTGTCATCGTTGCTCCATTTCCATCTTCATCCCGATGATTCGCGCCTCAAGCAACAGCGCGTTTTGTCGTGCGACCCGCAGGGCCGAAACCTTCGCATTCGTTGCTTTGCACGAACTCACTTCCCGACCGCCTCTCCGATGCGACACGCGAGGCACACTTCGCAGTCGGGTCCGCGCTCGTCCGGGTGATGGTCGCACGGGCAGTCGCACCCGTTTTCTTCGAGCAGCTTGCGGACCGCGCGCAGGCGCTCGTCTGCCTCCATCGAGTTGCGCTGGTAGCTCTCCACGAGATTCAGCACGTTGTATTGCCCCTCTCCGGCGTCGTCGAACAGCTTGCGGAGGCGCTCGGCTTCGGCCACCTTCTCGGCCACGTCAGGCGGAAGCGGGAGGCCGGCAATCAGCCGCATCTGGCCAATCCCGCGCTCTAGCTCGTCAACTCGACGCAACAGCTCCTTGAGCAGCCTGGCTGCGCGATGTGCGGGGATGCGTTTGTCGAACTCCCATTCGTCGGCCACCCGCCGAATCTCTTCGGTGCGCGACAGCGTCATCGGTCCCTCCTCAGTCCGAGAGCGTCACCCGCCGTGTACTCACGACCAGGCGGGTCAAAGTCTGCGGTCTTGCCTGCGATACGAGGGGGCGATTCAAGAGCCGATGCCAGTTCCTGGTATGCGTGCTCGGTCATGCTCTCAGCGACGCTGGACAGGCTGCGGCGCGCGGCTTCTATCATGCGTTCTGCCTCGCCAGCCCGCCGGATGAATTCCTCTGCCTCGTCAAGCGCCGCGCTGACGCGCGATGCAATCGAGTCGAAGATCGGAAACCGCTCGTCCAGCGCGTCGAGCACCTCGCGGAGCCTCGCATCCTCCGGCTTCGCCAACTCCTCGGCGAGACTCTCGATGCGCATCGCCATCGACTCGACCTGACTGGCCAGCGAGGCGTTCTCGGAGCTGAGGTGGTCGCTGTTGGAACGCAGGACCTCGTTCTCGCGTCGGAGCGGGGCAACCGCTTGCGCGACGGCTCGGCACTCCATACCACCGGGAGCGGGGCACCGGGCGAGGTTCACGGGCGGTTCAAACCGCTCCTCGTCGCCAAAGCCGATGAGGCGCGAGCAGACCGAGCAGACACTTTCGTCGGTCACAGCGCACCTCCGACATCGGGGCCACCCATGCCGCCGGCCGTTCGCTGTGGGGGGCAGCAAAAGAGATCACATGCACGAGTCAGGTCATGGTGCCTCGGCCCTCTTGCCCCACATCCCCTGTGCGAGCATCGAGCCACAAAGACGCCATCGCGCTCGATCACGCAGATACGCGATGCGCAAAACGGGCAACTACCGGCCGGAGCCCGTCCTTGCTCTCGCCACCGGCGCAACTCGTCGTGTCCGTGGCTACTCATGCGGCACCACCCTTCGGCCCGCGCTCGACGGTCAGGCTGTTAACCGCGCGCTTCGTTCGCGCGGTGTAAAATTTCGGGTCGCGGAGTTTGTGAGCCAGCCTGTGAGCCTCAGCCTTGTTCAAAGGCTGCTCTCCGAGGTGGGTTTTGCTCCAAGCGCGGCGTCCGTCGAACACGTCAACGGCCCAACCTTGCTTGTCATCTCGCGGTCTTACGTGGATGCAGAGTTTCATGGCTCGTTAAATTCTCCGGTTGTTAACTTCGCGGATTCAAACGAATCCCTTGCGATTTTGTTCAGCGTTTTTTCGTGTTGCTTGCGAATCTCAATTCGCTTTTTGCTCGTGTGATGGCGACGTAAAGCAAGTTGAATTCTTGTTCGCGTTGCCAATCCAACTTGGCCATCGGATGCGGCATAAGCTCCGGGTTCAGGATCCAAACGCGATCGGCTTCGAGTCCTTTCGCTTTGTGCACCGTCGACAGCGTGATTTTTTCTTCGTTGCGATCCGACGAAAACATCATCTGGATTCGCATAAGCACGTCGTTAATCGTGCGCGCACCCTCGCAAATCGCCAACAACGTGTCGGCTTTGTCATGCACCATTTGCACTTTGGCTTCGCTCACCACGCGTTGCGAGCACGTCAATTTTTCGATTTCGGCTGCGCGCCAAAACTCAACGCGCGCTTCCAAATCGCCGACCGACGTCGCCTTCAATTTTTTGGCCAGCGTCGTCAGACCGGCACCGATATCGCGGCCAAGAACCGTCGCGGCCTTGCCGTCGCGAATCAGCGAAAATGCGAGCGAAACCATCGGCGCCGTCGTGCGCGATACGATCAAATCACCGGCGCGGAAATCGGCCTTGTCGACCGCTAAGACCGTCCGATCGACCAACCCTTCCGGTGCTTCGGGATGCGCTTGAATGTGGCTCACGATGCGCTGTGCTTCGCGCACGATGGCTTGCGGGCATCGATAGGACACATGCAGCGGCAAAGACATGCATTTGAAGGTGTTCGCGAGAGTTTTCATGCTTTTGGAATCTGCACCTCTAAAACTATAAATAGCCTGTTTTGGATCACCAACTGCGACCAATTGACCACCTTTACGGAGCGACCGGCGCAAGAGTTCATGCTGTAGCGGTGACAAATCTTGTGACTCATCGACGAAGATGCGGTCATATTTTGGACACTCAACGTCATACACAACTGGCATGAAAAGTTGATCATCAAAATCGATAACCAACTTTGTTGCAAATGATTTGCCCATGATCGTTTGCACAAGGTCGATGACGCGATTCTCGATATCCGGGCCATCTTCCATGTCGACGTCAAAGTGGTCGATGGCGTCGGTAATATGCGAAGCTGTTGGCTGCCGAATTCCGCTGGACTTCATGATACGACAAAGTTTCACCGTAGCGCTCATGAGTGTTTTGTCTCTCGACGAAATTTCGCCTTCATGCAGGCGAAAAAAGATTGACGACAGCTTGTCCGCGTCGACACGCGATCGCTGGCAACCCGTTGCGGCCAAATGCGCGTTCCACGCAGCGTTTCCGAGGCTGTTCAGCGTGCGCGCCTCGACGTGCGGCGGCACGCGACGTTGGAGTTCTTTTGCAATCGACGCGTTGAAAGCCAAAAACACAACCTTTTCCGTCGTCGGAATTCGCTTGAGTGCCTCGACAATCGTTGACGTTTTGCCTGCACCTGCGACCGCTTCAATGATCACGTTTTGCGTCGGCTTTTCAATCGCTGCAAAAATGGCGGTGTGCGCCGGAGTTTCAACAAACATTTGTTCACCTTGCTGGCAACATTTTTTGCGTTGCCTGGTTGACCGCTTGAGTGCGGCGCTGACACCGGCAAACTCGAAAGCCTGCCGACGTGTGCGCGGACCTAAAGCGCTGGCTGTGGCGCTCGCTGGCGCGTCGACACCACGCGGAAAGAGGCGTCGGCATATTCGCCGCCGAGCTCACGCAGCGCAGCGATCGCCTGCAATGCGGTGTCGCGATCGGCAAAGGCGCCGCGGGTGCCGGGTACGGTGCGCCAGTTTGCGGGGCCGCCGGTTGCGATTAATTGTTGCGCGGACTCGTTCGTGATCATTTCAATGCTGTACATTATTGCATCTCCATCCATGCAGTTGCGATTTTGTCAATGTCGTCGTGAGTCAAATCTTCGTATCTTGTAATGCCCATGTCGTGCATCATGTCGCGACAATTTTCGTCGAGAACGCTGACATCGCCGGTCAATTCGCGCACGATCGCACCAAGGTCTTGGCTGCTTTTTGCAGGTGACATTTTGATGGTCCTTTTTTTGCTGGGTTGAAAAGCGGCCACAACATGGTGGCCGCCGATATACTTGGTGCGCGTTACGCGATGCCGTCGATCAAGGCCGCGACGCTGTCGATCGTCTTGCCGCAAGCGCGCTTCCAGATCGCTTGCGTTGCCGCGCGCACGCCCTCTTCTGCGTCTTCGTCGCCCAAGGCGCCGACTTCGCGCATCAGCTCGGTGCTGCGCTCACGATCGGCGTCGTCTTGGCTGGCGCCGCTGACGAAGCGCTCGGCAAAGGTGGCGCCTTCACCGCGTTCACAGGTGTCGGTGACGTAGGCGGCGAGGGCGAGGGTAAAAGCGTTGGCATTCATCTGTCTTCTCCTTCGGCGGGCTCTTTTGTGTCCCGCCGTGATTTCTTTCATTGCAGCGCCCCTGAAACCCGGTTTAAATCGACTTGGCGCCACGATTGCGCAATTCGAAATGTGAATTTGCACAAGTTGCGTAAATAGATTGCACAAGTTAAAAGCGCCGGCAAGCAATATCGCGCAGTGTCCACCACCACCGATTGGCGCGGCCCCGTCCGCCGATCGATTGAGGCAGCATTTATGTTTATCTTTTTTGCCCAAAGTGTTCGTCGATTTTCTATTTTAAATAGAAACAAAGAAGTCGCTGAAGTTTTTGTTGCAATTCATGCTGATTTTTTGGAGGCATTACACAATGGCGACACCAAGCAAGCAAACGCGAAATGGGAATCAATTTTGCCGATGCTTAACGACATCACCGATGAACAACTTCAAAAATATTTGCAACGCAGCCAACAAATATTTTTTGACAAAATAAAACACAAAGTCATCGCTTAATTGGCTTATCATGCACATCATCATTGGCACCACCGCATTTCCAGTGGCCACTCACACCGATCGCGAGATTGCACGCATGGCCCTTGCTGCCCACGATCGGGCCAGCGCCGTGGTCTTCGCCGGTGTGCCCACCGCACCGGGCGAACCCACCGGTGACCGCGTGTGGGCGTCTGGCTGGATTGACGATGCAGGCGAAAGCGCATCGATCGATCCGATCGCGCGCCAAGCAATTGCCGAGGAAATCGAGGAGGAAATGTTTGCCGAAGACGTTGCCGAATATCTTGCCGGCGACCCACCGAGCGACGACGAGACCGACGAAGAATTTTGCTGCGCACGCTGCAACGGCAGTGGCGAGGGATACACCGACGGATCGATTTGCCCGCGCTGCAATGGCGCCGGCTGAACTCAACGGGGAATAAAATGACAGTCAACAACTACGTCGAAGCCTGCAATTACGTGTCCGCATTTTGCCTGACGGTGAACGCGTATTTTGCAAAACAAGAAAACACCGAAATCATCACGCAACCACTACATGAAATCTTGATCGGATATGCTGATCCTTCATCGTACAAAAAAACGCGTCTCGCGATGCTGGCATTTGTCGATGCCGTGATCGCCACCAAACTTCCGCACCGTCGATTGTCAACGCAGGCCCGGCACGAAAGCATGCGTCGCCGTCGTCAACGATCCGCAATCGTTTCTTGTCGATGTGACTTTCGACGACGGGAAAACACACTCAATCGTTAAGAATAAAACGATCAAAATCAAACATCAGGACAAGCAATGAGCGAATCAGACAACAGCAACAAATCAGCAAATCGCAGGTTGTACTTTCTTATGTTTTTTGAACGTATTGTGTCGCTGATTCAAGAATCAAAAAGAGCGAAGTTTTTTCGCGATGCAAGCATATTGGCCGATCAAAACCATTTGGACATCGGTAGCACCTTGGTCGGATTTGTCGTCGCTGCCGGTGAATTCGTTTGCGTCAATGACGCGCTCTTAGCCATGAACGATGCCGATGCCGAATGCCTACGTCTTGGCATAGCCCATGGCATTGTCCCTGAACACCGGCTGCGAATCTTGCAAAACCCGACCACACCCGCCGATTCTGCTGAACCCGATTTGGCCGGGCACGGATGAGTGGAAACATGCCCGCCAACCGCACCCAAATCGATTTTGGTTGGTTTTCTCGGCCGATGCGACACGTGATGCGGGTTTTGATTTTGGACGCGCCAGAATCGATTTTAGCGCGTTTTCGGGTTTTGGGCCTCGCGTGTGCGTCGCGCGCATGCGTTGTTGTTAATATAACCCATGGTCTATGTCTATGTCTTTGGTATTAATCTTTGTTGTATTGTTGTTAATCTATAGTTGTTTGTTGTTATTTCGTGCGTGCGCGGCCGATCGCGCGTGCGTAAGAAAATAAATAAAAATTCAAAATTCAAAAATATATCGATTTCGGCGGGATCGGTAGCCGCCGGAATCGATGATGGGGGGGGTCTGGGGGGGAAATCTAGTCCCCCAGCGGGGTTGGGGGCAGCGCCCCCATGGGGTATGGGGCAACGCCCCATATGGTATTAAGCATAGTGTTGTTGTTATTGTTTGTTGTTTTGTATTTAAGACAAACAAGAAATTTATATTTTAATTAAACTATCGCGTGCGCGCGAGTGTTGCGCAAATAGCTTGATTTGTTTGGTTTCTTGAATCTTGTTGATTTTTCGCGCGAGACAGCGCAAGCGTACCGGTGCCAAATGAAGCAACAACTTTTGCTACAAGAAAAGCCATCGCAGGTCGACACAAAACCAACCGAGAAAGAAGCTAAAGTTGGTCGCGAAATTGTATTTATTCACTCGTCACTGAAACGAAAAATAAAATCAACCTTGAGACTCGTTGTTGACCTCTACCCAAAACACGAATGCATGCAACTTTGTTCGTACGATGGCATACGAAAAATCATTGACGATCGTGTGAGCAAAATCGTTGTGGTGCATGACGGCACGATGCGTGATGACATGCTGGCGCTCCGTCGATACGCGAACGATATTGGCATTCACGTTGATGATCTCGCGCTCGAAGACAAACCACCAATCGTGCGCGCCAAAATCACACCGGCGTCAAAGGTCGAAGCCGTCGGTGTGCCAGCGCTACCGGAGCCGATCGACGATGTGCAACGCGTGCTCAATGCGGCGTCGCAAGCAATGATCGAACACGGTCGATTTAAGGAATATTTGCGAACAAACGTTCGCGAAAAGTTCGTCAAAGATAAAATCAAAATATACGGTTTAGAACGCGTCATTGCGGCCGTGCGTGGCGTTTGGCTCGACACCAATCCGTGGGTCGTGGAACACGTGCAAGGCAATCTTGAGGCCACGCTGAAAGCCAACGAGAACGGCGACAACGTGGAACATTTCTCGACGTTGTGGATGGATCAAAATCGACCACGACGACGAGGGGAAGCGCAGTTGCGGCAGGAGTGGGTGAAGGAGTATTCCGCCGCATGGGGCCGACTGCATGCGCCGGCGTACGACCCGACACACCCTTTGCGAAGGCCGCATACCGGCGCAGAATCGCTGGTGATCGATGCGATCGAGATCGAAGGGTTCACGCTGCCACGATTCAGCGTTGCGTCTTTGACGCACTTTGGTTTGTGCGTCGTGGCGGCGCGAGTTGCAGCCAAAAAAATTGCGACGACAGAGACAGAAAAACAAGTGCTCGCCGACGACGTTCGCCGAATCGAAGAGCGCTTCAACCAGGTTTTGACGTCGGTGAGACGACGACTTGCAAACGGAGAAATTGACCATGATGCACGCTGAACCGACGGCCGAAGAAATCCAACGCGTGGCCGATGCGCTGGTCAAACGAAAAAACGTCAAAGAATCAAGCGGTCCTCATGCAATTTGTGATTGTGTTTATTGCGGTAAGAAAGAACACCTTTATTATAATCTGATTACCGGTTTGCATGACTGCAAGGTTTGCGGTGAATCGGGCAACGCGTGGAAGTTGGCTTCGCATCTCGGGATTCGATTGCGTGAGAAGCGCATTGTGCGCAGTGCGACGACGGTGCTCAAAACCAGCGTGCGCAAGTCGCTGTTGCCGACGAAGATCAAGACAAGCGGCATCACAATCGAGCAAGTCGATGCGCGTCACGAAAGGCTTTTCAAAGTCGACGACGAGGAAGGCAAACGTGTTCTGGACTATCTGCATGGCCGAGGCATTGAAGATGCAGCCATCAAACATTTCAGGCTTGGTGTTGCGTATATTCGCGATGGTGGTGCAAAAGACTTGGCCGTCGGAATTCCGACGATCGTCGACGGAAAAGTTGCCGTCATCAAAATGCGAAACATCGATCCGAATTGCGAGAAATCGAAACGATTCCGTCGAACCAAAGGTGGTGCAAGCTTGCTGTTCAACGGCGAATCGCTGAAGGATCGACGACGGATCGTGTTGTGTGAGGGTGAGCTCGACGCGATTTCTCTTTGGCAAAGCGGTGTCACCGCGGTTGCGTCAACGTCGCTCGGGGCCAAGGGCGACGTGCCAGAAGAATGGAAAGAGGTGTTGGCTGACGCTGAAGACATCGTGCTTTGGTACGATGACGACGATGCCGGCAGCACAGCAATCGAAGGGCTTTCTGCCGCGCTAGGATCGCACCGGGTTCGCATCGCTTCGATCCCTGATGACGTGATCGCGCTTGCAACGAAAACGCTTGGTAAGCCCGCCAAAGACGTCAACGACTTGGTTCGTTGTCACATCGACGGCGCAGCGATTTGCAAAATCGTGGATGGTGCGCGCGGACTCGAGATGGGCACGCTCGTGCGACCATCCGCCTACAACGACGCGATGATGAAGTTGATCGACGGCGCTGACACGTCGCTCGGAGATTCAACCGGATTTCCATCGTTGGACGCTGTCATCAAAGGCGTGCGACCGGGTGAGCTCACGATCGTCACCGGTCACACAGGACACGGCAAAAGTTCGCTCGTGTCGGCCATGTTGGAAGACGGTGCGCGTCGCGGCATTTCGTGTTTGGCGGTGTTTTTGGAAGAAGGCCCGCAAGCGTTTGTGCGCGGCATGTTTCAGCGACGATTCGGTCAGCCGGTGTCATCGATCAAAGGCGAAGACAAGCGCGCGAAAGCATATGAAGTTTTGTCGACGCTCGATGAAAATCCCATTTGGTTGTTCGACGCTTATGGCCGTGTTTCCCTCGACGATGTCATCGACGGCATCACGTACGCGGTGCACAGACTCGGTGTGAAGTGGGTGATGATCGACCATCTGCATTTTATCGAGTGCATCGCCGGCATGGACGAAGTGAAATTCCTCGACCACGCCGCGAACACGTTCGCTGAAACCGCCGTGCGGTTGAATGTGCACATTTTTTTGCTGGCGCACCCGAAGGGAAGCGTTGAGCTTTCGACCATTCCAACCGGTGGCTCCATCAAAGGATCGTCGTCAATCAAGCAGGCCGCGTTCAATGGCATCACGGTTTTTCGCATTCGCGATCAACTTGGCGCGGATTCACCGGGAAAGATTCGGCTCAAAGATGGCGAAGAACGCCGTGTTGAGGTGAAGCTTGAATCGAGCGACTCGCTTGTTTATGTTTGGAAAGCGCGTCATCCTGAAGCGCGTGAAGGCGCGGTCGTTCTTCGTTTTTGTGCTGATGATCTTTCGTTTCGCGACAAGGAATTTGCGACGGCAGCAAAAGAAGAAATGCGACCGGCTTGGTCCGATGACACCGACGACGAATCAACGATTGATGACCTGTTTGGCAACACGAACTGAAAGACGAAATCATGACAAAAAAAGTGTTCAAGCTCTCATGCGCCGCACGTTTGCGACCCATCCGCATTTTGCGACAGACCGAAGAAGCCGTTGGCAAGAACGGTGACGTTCAGCTCGTGACCGTTGCAGAGCTCGGGTTCGATGTTTCCGACCCGAAGAAGACGAACGATTCTTTCGCTGACGCGATCGAAGCATTGTGGCCGGGTTCGGAGGGCGCGATGGATGCCGTGTGGTCGCAAGCCGGAGCCATCGAAGGTTTTGACCTCGTGGCGCGCACGAAGCTGCCTGAGCTGATCATCAAAATCTACCCGCACAAAGATGGCGAATCGTTGTTCTCGTTGTCGTCGGCAGTAGTGAAGTCACGCGTCAAATTGCTGGTCAACAAAGATGGCGAACCTTGTTTGCAGCTGCGCCGCGTTGCTGGTCGATTTGACCGTGAATCGATGTCGCGACTGATGACCTTCGTCGAAAGCGACGTCTTCATCACGTGCGAACCGTCGCAGGTCGACATGGCCGAAATTGTCGAGGCTGAAGCCGAAGCGACACCGGCGAAGAAGAAAACCACGACGCGCAAAAAGAAAACAGTTGTTGTCGAGGAACAACCAGAAGCCGACGACATCGATTTTCTCGGATCGACCGAAGCGGAAACGGAAGGCTAAATGCGATTCGCCAACGCTTTCACTGATGCGCTCACATCTTGCGTAACAACCAAGAAGACAGAAGCGCGCAAGTTCGTCGAGAACGCGAACGAAAGCGTTGTCTTTGCTGGCGACGTAGCGATCAAAAAATTGACCGAAGAAACTGATCAAAGACGCTACGTCGTCGGCCATCGTTATCGAATTTCTGTTCGCGTTGACCTTGAAGGAAAAAACGAAGTCGACGTCGATGATTGGCTTTTGCAGAGTGCGATGACCGTTATTGCGCACGTGATGATCGAAAAATTTGACGACACGCTTTCGATCGGATTCGACACCGGCGTCATCGGCGAGCCGCACGAACCGGTCATGACGAAAAACGGAAAACGCCTGTTCTTGTTTGTTGTCTCTCGTTGGAGGCGCTGAATGTCCCGACAAAATGAAATCGCTCGCGTCGTGCACGTGAGATGGGGATGGCCCCAGAAAACCGCATGGCTCGCGTCAGAATGGATTGTGAGCCACTTTGCCGAAAGCGACGTTGTTCCGGTCGATGGTCAATCGGCAGATGCCATGAAACATCGTGTACTGCGCGAGCGACCCGACGTGATGGCATCGTTGCTCAAAGAACTCGCCAACGCGCAAGTCACGCTTGCACAGCGGATCATGTCCTGGATTCCGAAGGCATCAGCAAGAGGCATCGTGCCGGCCGATGCGCTTGCGTTGATGTTGATTCTCGACGCAAGCGGTGGAAGCACGTCGATGATCCGCATCAGAGAACTTTTCGCACCGTTGGCACAGGCAACTGTTTCCGGAATCGTCGAGCGCGCAATCGTTGCAAAGTTGATTACGCGTGAAAAATCAAAAACGGATGCGCGTTATTCGCTTGTGAGTCTCACGTCGATTGGACGTCGTGAATTGCAACGCACGCGAGCAAAAGCAAAGCAAGAGGAGGGCGCATGAACATCGGCGTGTTGCGCGGTAAAATCGAATTTCACGGCGACAAGGTCATCATGATGGTTGGTGGCTTGGGATTCGTTATCGAGCCTGCGTTTGATTTTAACGACGTTGAGACGCGAACCATTTTTGCTGACGTTGTTCAAGTGTCGGTGCGAACAATTTTTCGCGAAGAAAGCATCAAACACTACGCATTTTTGACCGACGACGATCGCATGGCGTTTGATCGCATGCTGCAAGTCGACGGTGTTGGCCCGGTCGCAGCGTCGAAAATCATCGCAGCATGCGCGCTACCGGCGTTGTTGAATGGCGACATCAAGGCGTTGTCCAGCATCAAAGGGGTTGGCCCGAAAACAGCTGTGAAGCTTGTCCAGGAGTTCACGAAATGACTGCAGACGAAATCAGAAAAGCACACGAACAAAGCCAAATCATCGTCAACGCCACGACCAAAGAGCGATACGTCGTGCATTTGATTTGCATGATGCGCATGGCGCCTGGTCAATGGGTCGACGCTGCGCTGTACAAAAAATTGTCGGACGGAACGAGCGTGTACGGCGCACAAATTTTTGTCCGCGCCATCGACGAGTTCGACAGATTCGTTTTGGAAAAACCATGAGCATTTTGCGCTACAGCGCCAAGCGCGACGCCAACGAACTCGAGATCGTTAACGCACTCGAGAACGCAGGTTGCTTGGTTCAACGTTTGTCCGGTGGTGGTGTGCCCGACTTGCTGGTGTGGGCGCCGGACCTTGATGCGTTGATTCTTGTCGAGGTGAAGATCAAAAAGAAGCGGAACATGAAAAACCCGTTGCAGCAAGCATGGCGCGGCAAGTGGCGCGCTGCCGGTGCACAAGTTTACGTCGTCGAAAGTGCCGAAGAAATCCTTGCGATCGTGTGTGATCGCAGCAAACGAAAGACACAAAAATGAGAATCACTTTGCTTGCCATGACTCAACCGGTGCTCCGACTTTTCGAGAAGTATCCGCACGCAACACCGTCACAGTTGCAAGGTACACCACAAGAGCAGTTGATCGAGATTGCCGGGCGCACTTGTTATGATCCAGAGACCGAAATTTTTACCGAACGTGGTTGGGTAAAATTTCCAGACTTGAAAACGCATGACAGGGTTGCTGCGGTTGATGCGCATACGTACTCGAAAACACCGACGTTTTTCTTTGAAAAGCCAAGTGATTTGATCGAAAAAGATCACAATGGGTCAGTTATTTGGGCGGCCGGACAAAAAGTAAATTTTGTGGTTACGCCTGATCATCGAATGTGGGTTCGCCCTCGCGATGCGAGTGGTGGTGACCCATGTGAGTGGCAAATCATGCCGGCTGTGGATTTGTTGAACGGCGAATGGATGCTGCAAACAACAGCGATCGGGCCAAACTACGAAACAAGCAACACCACAATAGGGCCAGATTTATCAGTGAATATTCACCTTGCTCGGTTTCTCGGGTATTTTTTGTCGGAAGGTTCTTTGCGATTTCCCGACGGTGTTGGAGCGTCGGTTTCAATCTATCAAAAACCGGGTGTGATTTTAGATAAAATACGAGCCGCTGTCGCCGGACTCGGTTTGCGAGCGATCGAACAAGAAGATCAACGAAACGGCGTCATTCAGCTTCGTATCAGCAACACAAAACTTGCGAAGTTTTTGCGCGACTTTGGTCAAAGATCATATGAAAGACGCATTCCAGATTTTGTTTTTTTCTGGCCAATTGAACTGCGGATTGAGCTTCTTCGGTCCTTAATGGAAGGTGATGCTCACCGAATTAAAAATGCTTGGATTTTTGGTTCCAGTTCGCATGGACTGGTTGAGGATGCTTCTCGGCTTGCGACGCTGTGTGGTTGGTGGTCGAGTTCTATCCAGCCAATTGCTCCACCAAAAAAAGAATCAGGATCATGGACAAAACTTCCTGCTTGGCGAGTGCGTATTAACCAATTTCCGCGTCCTGCATTTTTAAAGCGTTCAAAGGTTCGAGTCTTTGAAAGTGCATATTCTGGAAAGGTTTACTGCGTTTCGGTTTCGACAGGTTTAGTGTTGGTTCGACGTGACGGCAAACAAATGGTTTGTGGGCAATGCTACGACTCATTTGGGCGTGGTCGACAGTCGAGCGACTATCATGCGCATTTGTTGGAATCGGAACATGGCAGCGTGCTTGAACACGTGTCGTTCACGTTCCGCATCGAAGGTGTTTCGCGCTCGTTGACGCATGAGCTCGTTCGACATCGTGTCGGCACCGCGATTTCGCAACGCTCAACGCGTTACTGCGACGAAGGTGAAGCGCATTTCGTCATTCACCCTGCTGATATGCCGGCCGATGATGGATCGTTCTTGATCGATTTGGATGCGCAGACGGTGGCAGCGTACGAGACGACCGTGAACATCGCACTGGAGAATTTGGCCAAGAAAGGAATCACCGGCGTCGCAGCACGAAAGCAGGCACGTGCGGCCGGCGCGCGCGTGCTTCCGCATGGGTTGGAAACAGAACTCATCTGGACGTGCAACGTGCGCGCTTTACGAGCCATTTTGGACCAACGCGCGACAGATCCTGCCGACGCCGAAATCCGCGCAATGGCCGTCGAAATGTGGAAAATCGCCAAAGAACACGTGCCTTCGTATCTTGACGATTTTGAGGTTTGGAGCGCCGAAGATGGTCTCGGGTTTGTGTTGCACCGAAGAGCTTCCGTTGTCGGTCTTCGCAAGCAAATTGAAAATCTCAAAAGAGAAATGGCCATCATCAAAGAAGAACGCGACGGTTTCGCAAGCAAATTTTCCCTATCAATTGCGTCGCTGTCGCTTGTGGAAGAACTCGAAAAACGCGAAAAAATCACCACAAAGTGAATCAAAGGAAATCAGCAATGGCAAACGAAGTTTACCTCGACAGCGAAGCAGTCGTTCGTGAATCGATATTGATTTGGGAGCGCATCAAAACAACTGCGCCGCTATTTGCCGAAGACGATCAAGGAAGACGCGAAGCATATGCGAAGCTTGTCCAGACATCGATTGCGCACGCAACCGTTTCCTATCTGATGCTCTTGAATCTTGGCGTCGATGCTGAAGCGATTGAAGACTTTCGATTGAAAGGAGTTGAAATCGCGAATCATCTCATGAACCCACAAGTCAAAACGATGCCTCGCGACGCTGCGCAATTGACGTGGTGCCCAGAATGCAAACGCCAACCGTTGAATGCGATCGTGTCTGCAATGCCGACGTGCGCCGGCTGTGGTTCGCGTTTGATTCCGCATCCACGCTCGTGAAATCAAACACAACAACAACCGATCATTAGGGGGAAACGATGACCATCGGCGACGATCAAATCAAAATGCTTCAAGAATCAATCGCGAAGGCGAATGCGTTTTTGTTGGAAACGCAAAACGAATTGCGGCGCATTGAAAAAGAAAAAGCGAACATCGCATCACGTGAAGAACGCATCAAAAATCTTGAGCGAACAAACGAATGGCAACGACAACAAATTGTCGAACTTGAGCACAAGCTCGGCGAACGTTTCCCGACGAGAGATGATCGCAAAGCAAAACGATTGCGCGCCGAAAACGCAGAACTTGCGTTAATCGTCAAACGTTGCGGCGAAGCGTTGCGAGGTGAAGGCGCAGCGTGTCGCTGTCAAATGCGGACCGGCGCACACGAATCAGGATGCTTGTTCGCTCGCGTTGCAGGCCACACCGGCACGCCAAATCGCATTTGGCCTAACGATCTTGCGTTGAGAGAAATGCAAAACCAAGTCGATCGGTCGCAACATCAAATGCTCATGTTTTACAGTGAATTAATGAAAGCCAACAAAAAATTGGCAATGCATCGAGAACAAGCGGTTGTGCGGGTTCGAGGCTAGAAAACAAATGAAACACTTATGGGAAGTGGAACACGATTATTATTGTCACGAAGAAAACTTTTTTAGCAACGACACCGTCGATCATTGTGAATCGATTGATGAATTTATGACCGTGCACGCCGGCGCCGATATGAATATGAATCTGATATTTCGATGGGACTGGATCGAAGAGGATCCCACGTTTAACGGCGACGTGCATTTTCGCAATGGTGTACTGAAGGTCTTTTGGATGTTGCAGCGCAAAGGTATTTACCGATGCACGACGGTGGCAGTCTGCAGGGCTGATGAGCCGAAAGTCATCGCTTTTCTGGAGCCACGGCGTCAGCATCTGCTGGCCTTATGGGAACCGCTAGTGAGTCGACCAGCTGTAAGCATTGAAAAGGGGTTGATGCCATGAGTTACTCATCAGCGTCGGATCAAACACGCGGAAAGTTTTTGCGTGAAGTTGTTGCGGATCTAGATAAGGCTTTCGTTCTTTTCATGGTTATGAGTTGCGCGTTGATTTTTTTGTTGTGCATATCGATGAGTGATCGACGAGACATCGGACGCGAGTTGAATGCCGCGAATACACAAATTGCCGCATTAAAAGATGAACTGTCGACGGCAAAACAAGACGGTGCTCGTGCGGCGTATCGTGAATGTTTTCTTCATTTGCAAACGGTGAAGCCATGAAATGGCGGTGCGGGCGATGAAGCGCTCACCAATGAAGCGCTCATCAACGCCGATGAAGCGATCGACAACTGGTCTCAAAAAACGATCGAAGAAAATGGCGAAGGCATACAAAGGCCAGACGTGCACCATGTGCAACGGCAGCGGGACAAACATTACGGTCACATCGTTAGACGTGACGGCGACTGGCAGAGTTGATGTTCCATGTTTTCAGTGCGGCGGCACCGGTGTTGTGGGTCGCGCTGAACTCGTCGCTCGTCGATTGGCGGCGATCCCAACGTGCGAAGCAGGACACGTTATAGGCCGTTTTCTTGTCGGCGATGAGCTCGTGCATCGCAATTTCCCACGACGCGCAACAGACCCGATTTGGAGCGAATGCATGCGTGATTCGCACGATGTGCACGAGCTTTTGGCGCGCAGTGCCGGTGGTTCAATCTTCGATCCGAGCAATTTGCTTTGCGTGTGTCGCCGGTGCCATCAATGGATCGGCGATCACCCCAAAGAAGCGTTGGCGCTCGGTTTGCGACGCAGCCGATACGAGGGTCGAAACCTATGAAGCCAAAACCTTCAAGCGACGTCGCATCAGACGTGTTGTTGCGTGCGATGGACGCCTTCGACATCGACGCAATCGACGCATCCAAGTCCGACATCGCATTGAAGGCGATCGACAACAGAATCAAGCAGGATCGCGCTGTAATCGTCGGTTGGTATCGCGAACGATTGCATGAATTCGCATGCGCAACCGGCGCCGATACTGAAGCCACTTGTTCCGCGTGCGGTGCACCGGTTGTTGTTGCACGCGCCAAAACAAACACACCCGGTTGGCAGCGCATCACGATGTTCACGATTGACGGTGAGCGGCACGACGACGTGTGCGCGCACAGAAAGGTCCATGAGTCATGACGGAAACAGCAATCGTCAAATATGTGACTGGTCGCAAAAAAGCGTTGGCGCGCGCGTTGGCTGTGCACAACATGGCTCGACGTGGCATTCGGTGGAGCACGCTGTCAGATGCAAACAAAAACCAAGCGATCGACGATGCAACTACGACCATCGACGAGTGGGTACAAAACGATGTTTTGGCGTCGTTTGAGTATCCGTATCGCGAGGCTGAATAATGCGTCACCTCGTTGTCTGCCAAAGCTGTCGAGTGCTTCCAAAGGTGTCGTGCGACGTTTGCCTTGGCCGCACAATTTATTGGTCTGACGGTGTGCCCATGACGGTTTGCCCCGCCAGCGCACCCGGTGAACGCAAGTCGTGCGGGCGTCGGCTTGATCGTGCTTGTTCAAGTTGTGGCCGTGCGTGGCATGAGTGCGGCGACGAGAACGATCGCAGGCACACGCGCGCGATGGTCTGCGCCGACATGGTTCGTGGCGCCAAGAAAGGCGAAGCATGACGACTGACGAAGACATTCGCTTGACGTTTCACGCGATGGTCAACCGTGTCGTCGGCGAATTGCGCGAGCTCGACACCGGTGCACGTGGATGGAACGTCACGATGACGGCCGATCCGTTTGATCGACTGGACATCGAAGCCGCCAATAGCGCGATCGCCAACGGGATGCCTGAGCAGGCCGCTGCGTCAGTGCGCTGCGCAAGAAAGTTGGCGCGCGAGTTTGGCGTCGAGCGTGTTCGCCGCGCGATCGCATTCCAGATTTTTCATCGTCGCATGACGTCGGGAGGTGAAGATCCGCACGCCACACCGCCAAAATCCAGCATGAAGAAAATCAAACGCAAAGACCGACGTGATCCGCACGTCGCAGTGATGAGGTTGATCAAATGACTGAGCAAGAAATGCAAAAGAAAATCGAAGACATGAAGCACTCTCACGAACTCGAATGCTCAAAGTTGGTCATGCAAAAGCTTGCCGCCGAAGCAACAATTTTGGAGCTGACGCGCTTTCGCCGCGACGATGAGCGCTCGCATGCGGCCGAATGCGAAATCCTCCGCAACCGTGTAAAAGAGCTTGAAGACGAAAACAAAGCACTGAAAGAAAGCGAGACCAAATGAGCAACATCATCGTCCGCATCACCGGCGCAGAGCACGACGAAATGTTGGCCGCACACAAGGCCGGCGTAATCGTTGAACGTGGCGGCATGCGTTTCAAAACGATCGAATATTCGGCGTTTCAGCACGACGATGGGCCAATCGGATTTTTCACGCTTGTCGAGGTCGAAGACGGCGAAAAACCAGTTGAATCGTCGGACATCGTCGAGGAAACCGAGACAACGAAGCCAGGCTTCATGAAGCGCGTGTTGGGTATTTGATGGCGGAATCCGATGCGCCGCCAAAAAATCCCACGATTGGATGGATGCGATCGGAACTCGAGCGCCGCGGCAAACAAGTCCGCGGCCAACCGTTCACCAAAGCGCAGTTGGTCGCGTTGCTGCGCGCCACCGGTGTCGAAGTTGAAGACATCGACGTGACTAACCAACGCGATGTCGTGGAGCGATAAAATGGCACGTGCTTCGATTGCTGCCGCGTTGCTGATGTCCGGATGCTCCGCTGTTGTTGGCGCACCACAGGGCATCACGGTCGATTGCGAGCGCCAAGACATGTGCATCGGTCTCAACGCGCAACACACGATCGATGTTTTCCGCTACGAATGGGAGCTCGACACCGAACGCCCGCTGTCGATCACCTACGTCGAAAACGGATCGCTTGCGAAGCCAACCGACACCGGCGTCACCATCGACTGCAAAACGATATTGGCGACGAGCGACAAAGCGCTGCTGCATGAACTTTTGCACGTGCGGTTTTGTCGCGAGTTCAACGATCCTGATGATGGTCACCACCAATCGCCAAGCGGTCGTTGGCGATATTCGCACACGCTTTTGCTCGAATTGCTCGAAGTCGAACTGACGGCTTCTGAGCTTTAACTTTGCTTCGGTTGTTGATTTTTTTCTGCAAAAACACCTAGCATTGTTTCATGCAAACTACGTTGGTGACGTCGGACGTTTTTGATTTTCTTCGATCGACACCGTCGCAATCGATCGACTGTGTGATCACCGATCCGCCATATGAAGCGCTAGACAAGCACCGCGCCAAAGGCACCACAACGCGATTGGATCGGTGGTTTCCTTCGATGCCGGACAGCGTGTGGCCACGCGTTTTCGACGAATGGCATCGCGTTTTAAAGCCGAACACGCATCTTTACGTTTTTTGTGATCCGTCGACGATGCCCACGTTCGTCGAGGCAGGCACAAGGAATGGCTTCAATTTTTGGAAGCCGATCATTTGGGACAAAGAGGCGATCGGCATGGGTTACCACTACCGGTGCCAATACGAGATGATTCTGTTTTTCGAAAAGGGCAAGCGCAAGCTCAACAACCTCGGCATCAGCGACGTGATTCGCTGCAAACGCATTCATCCATCGCGTTCAGTGTGGCCCACAGAGAAGCCAATCGACGTCGCGCGAATCCTCATCGAACAGTCCACACAACGCGGTGAAACCGTTCTTGATCCGTTTTGCGGCTCCGGGTTCGTGTCGTCTGCCGCTGTCGATGCCGGCCGTGGATTTTGCTGCGCAGACATGAACGACGACGCCATCAAAATTGCGCGCGAACGAGCACTGAAAAGACTCGAGTCGTCTGGCGCATTCCCACCGGCGTCCGAAAAATGTTGCGGTGGAACCGACCACAACAAGTCCATGCACGTGAACGATTGCCCATTGTTGTCGAGGTGAAAAATGAACGAAGAAGAAATGACCAAGCGGGAATTCATTGAAATGCGACGTCGTCATCGACAGGAAGCCATCACTGATGAACGCATCGCATTGTGGACAACGGTCGTGCTCACGATCTGCACGATTGCAACGATCGCCTACCTTTTTTCAGCGGGTGCAATGTGACGACAATTGATGAGAAAGAGATCATCGAACAAAGAGCCAAAGAACTTTTGCGGGCGTTTGATGATGGTAGGCGCATTGTACACGCGCCAACGAGACGCGATGTGATTGCCCTGATGGACTTCAGTTCGTCTGGCTCATACATGGAAACATTGCACTGTCTTTTTCCTGGGCAAGGCAATTGGCGCGATGGCCAGTCTTTTCCGGTGGAGCACTTCGCAATTGCAGGCGAAAAATCAGAATCAACGCAACCCGCAGCGCCCGTCAAAAACGCACCGCCATTTCGCAAAGCCGACGCAGGCAAACCTCGCCCAACACTGCTACCGGCCAAAGCGCTGCAAAACATTGTCGAGGTGTTGGAGTTCGGCGCGGAAAAATATGGACGCGACAACTGGCGCAACGTCGACGATCCGCAACGATATTTGGACGCAGCGCTTCGGCACTTGTCGGCCATGCAAATCGAAGGGTTAAAAACCGTCGACAAAGAAAGCGGACTTCCGCATATCGATCATGCCGCTTGTTGTCTGTTGTTCCTGTCGGAAATTTTTCGCGAGGATTACGACGCTGAAGTTGCACGCGCCAAAGCAAAACTCACGTCGACCATGACGGACAAAAAGCAATGACACCGGCCGAAGTTTTTGTCGTCGTTGATCCGATTGTGCGCCGGTATGCCGCGCGCATGCCATGGTGGAAACGCGAAGACACACAACAAGAACTTCGGCTGTATATTTTGGAACACCTGTCTACGTTTGATCCGTCGCGAGGTGAAATCACGACGTGGGCACGTTGGCAGTGTCGAAGCAAAATCACGCATCTCGCCAAGCACTACACGACGCAGAAACGAACTGCTGAAATGGTGTTTGTCGATGATGCCAAAGAATGCTTCGCGCCAACGCAAATCGCGTGCTCACAAGCCGCTGCAACGATGGCACGTTGGGACCATGTTCACGCGTTGAGCGAAACGATCGCAGCGTCATACGAAGTTGCACCCAAATCGGTTGTGGACGACGCAGTGCGAACGGTCCGTGAAAGCGTCGAGGTCGGCATCGCCGAGCTTTCACGTCGTCGCAACGTGAGCGACAAGACCATCCAAAAACAAGTTGCAGTTGCCGCACAGCGGTTGCGTGAAGCGAATTGGCCCAAGCGCGCAGTGGCTCAACGGCTTGTTGCGTTGAAACGCGCGAAAGAAACGCAAACATCGTGCACGACAGACGCATGAATGCTTGTCTGCGTTTCTGTTGACGATTCGTTGTTACGCGCATTACAAAAAAGACATGGAAGAGCGCGCTTACAGGTACAACGAAATCGTCAAGCAGGTGCTTGCCATCAACTCCGTCGACGCCATTGATGACGCTTCGGCTGAAAAAATCTCACGTCGGACATTCCAACGCGCGGTGCGTGAGCTCTACGCGCTTGGTCGCAAAGACCTTGGCGATCAGCTCGAGCACAAGCACGTTGTGCCAGTGCAACGCGGAACACCCGCACCGAAGATTGGCCAAAGCCGCCGCTACCGCGTCCAGAACTCCGACGGCGCACCGAGCGTGCGCGTACCGGTGGCTGTGCTCAACGGCAAACCCGGCGATCTCATCGAAGTCGTGTTCAGTGAAACCGGATTCACCGGCGTTCGTGTGGAGGGCGACAAAGGCGCCATCAAAGCCAAACGCGCCCTAATGGATCCTCACGGCTTCGTTCTGTTGTCCGGCGCATGGCACGCGGTGGATGACAAACGCCGCTCTGCATGCGGCACAACCGTTTCAACGTCCGCATTTGCGAAGTTTCAACCGGAGCTTCCAAGAGGAGGCCCACGTTGCGGCAAATGCATGAAGCGCAGCACACCCGACGCATGGGAAAGTGCATGATCACACTCAAAGACGCGCAAGAACTCTTGAGCGAATGCGTCGACGCCAACCAAAGACAAACACCACCACCACGAATTCTGTCATGCGCAACGACAATCATCCCGCCAAAAGACTTCCGCACATCCGAAACCGACGTCGTCTACAACAAGATCGACATCGGCCCATCGGAAACACACCGCCTGCAAATCGTGGGCGCCAGCGAAAAGACACTCAACAACTTCGTTGAACACTTGAAGCAACGCCTTCCACAGATGAAGATTTTCCACACCGGCGACTTCTTTGTTGCCGCCGTCATCATCGAATCCCCCACCCACTCAATCTGCATCGACTAAGGAGATTCACCCATGGCGTCCAGACGCAAGCGCGACGATGCCAGACTCGCTGCTAAGGGAAAGCCACCAGGCCGCACCATGCCCGCCACAGACGCAAACAAACTCGTCCCTGGTATCAACGGCAGACCATCCAAACTCAACGACGCAGCGATTGAGTCTCTCTCCAACGCTTTCCGACTTGGCCTTCCCATGACCGTCGCTGCCGGTTTTGTTCATGTCCAGCCGACGACGGTTGCTGATTGGCTCGCACGTGGCCAAGAAGACCTGAAAGAAGGCAAAACTTCTTCTCAGTACGCTCGCTTATCCGAAAGCGTCTCAAAAGCCATCAGCGATAGATGCGCTGAGTCGCTTGTTAGGATACGAAAAGCCGCTCAAGGTGGTGACGTCGTGGAAAAGGTCGAAACGATCGTTACAGCGCCCGACGGAACGGTTACTCGTACACTGAAAGAGAAGAAGTCAGCGCCTCAATGGACAGCTGACGCTTGGTACCTCGAACGCACGCGCCCGAAAGAATTTGGCAGGCTCATCCGCACTGAAATCACCGGTGCCGATGGTGGGCCTGTCGAATCGAAGACGTGGCTCGACGTGATGAAAATCGCCCAAGGAAAACAGTCGCACGGCAAAAACGACGGTCCAATTTTGGATGCGGAAGTCGTTGAGACGGAAACGGACAAAAACTAGTTCGTTTGTTGCAATCAACAACACGAGCAAAACGGTCCGTATTATTGCAAAAACCGCGGGTTTTCATCGTGTCGACCCGCTTCTCACAATACAAAAAGGAACCATGAAAAAATCCAAGGTCAAAGAGCAAGTCACGTCGGAAACCAAAATTGCTGATGCTATCGCCAGTCTGGCGCGCCCGATTGATGAGCTCATCGAAGATGCGGACAACGTGCGTATGCATGAAGCTAAGAGCATCGACGCGATCGAAGCTTCACTCAGGCGATTTGGGCAGGTGAAGCCGATCGTGGTTGATTCGCGTGGGGTGGTGATAGCCGGCAACGGAACTTTGCGAGCCGCTCGAAACCTCGGATGGACAAAGTTGGCTGTCGCGACATTCACCGGCACCAAAGAAGAAGCCAAAGCGTACGCGATCGCAGACAACCGAACGGCTGAACTTTCGCATTGGGATTTTGAGGCGCTGCAGTCGCAGATTCAAAGCCTCACTGATGAGTCGCTTGTTGAGTCGATCGGCTTCAGTGATCGTGAAATTCAAAAAATGATGGCGGATGTTCAAACACAGCAAGTTGATGTCGCATCTCACACAAGAGAAGTGAGCCTCGAAAAAGGCAACACGACGTGCCCGAAGTGCGGATTCGAGTTCGATCGATGAAGCGCCCAATTCAATGGCGACTGAGCGATTTGGCGAACGTCAAAAAAAACGGGCTCAAGGTTTTTTCGACGTTCGCTTGTGGCGGCGGGTCGACGATGGGTTACAAGCTTGCAGGTTTTGACGTCATAGGTGCCAACGATATTGACGAAGAAATGCAGCGTCACTACGTCGACAACCACAAACCAAAGCTGTTTTATCGATGTCCAGTGAAGGATTTAATCATTGCCGATATTGACTCATCATTGTTTGATGTCGACATCTTGGATGGGTCGCCGCCGTGTTCCGCATTTTCAATGGCGGGGAATCGCGGTGACGACTGGGGGAAACTGAAGCATTTTCGGGAAGGGCAATCAGAACAAGTTCTTGATGACTTGTTTTTTGACTTCATTGCTTTTGCCGATCGCATCAAGCCAAAAGTCATTGTTGCTGAAAACGTGAAAGGCATGCTTGTTGGTGACGCAAAAGGTTACTGCCGAATGGTCATCAAGAAGATGGAAGACATCGGCTACGATGTTCAGCTTTTTTTGGTTAATGCGGCAGATTGCGGTGTTCCACAAACACGGGAGCGCGTTTTTTTTGTAGCCAAAAGAAAAGACATTGCTGGCGGAAAACTCACATTTGCACCAGCTGAAAAATGGATTTCGTTGAAAGATGCATTCGTTGACGTTGAAAACACAGAAGAACAACTGAAAGAAGTGAACGCTGAAAGCTCTTCTGTTGTTGAACGTATTTATGACAAAACAAAGCCTGGAACATCTTTTGCGATTGCGGCCAAAAAGGAAATCGGCAAGGCGACTTATTTCAATTGGCTGAGACTTGACGCCAATAAGCCATCATTTACGATACCAGCGCATTGGAGGAGTATTTTTCACTGGAGCGAGAAACGAAGGCTTACAGCTAAAGAGTTATGCATCGTGTCTTCGTTTCCTATTGATTATAATTTTCGTTCGCATTCGATCGCTGGCTATATGATGGGCATGTCAGTGCCGCCGTACATGATGGCGGAACTTGCGGATTGCATTCGAGACCAGTGGTTTGCCGGTGGTCGCCAATAAATGACACCGCAAGAGGCCCAGCAAGTCATGCTTGCCGCGCGCGCCGATCCTGTTGCGTGGTGCGAGGCCACGCTTGGGTTTCGCCCATGGGATGCGCAGCGACGCATCATGGAGTCCGTACGCGACCATCGCTACACGTCGGTTCGGTCGTGTCACGGCATCGGCAAATCCACGACGGCGGCAGCAACCGTGCTGTGGTTTCTCGCAACGCACCCCGGCGCCATCGTGATCACAACCGCGACATCGTATCGCCAAGTTGTCGGCATCCTTTGGCGTGAGATCACCACGTTTCTTGGCAAAGCACAGAAGGCAGGTAGACCGCTCGGTGGTCGTCTCACCAAAGCGCGCTATGAGTTTTCGGGCGACTGGTATGCGTGGGGATTCACCGCCAACGATTACGACG